GCGCCGCCTCGTACGTCTCGCCCTGGTCCTCGCCGCCGAACTTGGCCTTCGTCAACCCGTACACCAGGTTGTTCGTGGACACGTCCGCCAGCTCCTCGACACGGGCCTGGTAGAACGCCACCATGCCGGCGGCCCGCTGCACCTCGTCCAGCAGGGCCTGCTCCGGGCTGATGTCGATCAGCAGACCGAGAGTCTCGGCGGCCAGCTTGGCTTCGGCGAGCGCGATGCGGCGCTGCCCGGCCTCACGGACCTGCGGCGCCGCGCCACCATGCTTCGTGCAGACCAGGGCGCCGGGAACGGCGGGGTTGCCGCACTGTCGGCCTTGCCGGTTGCGGGCGGTGCAGCGGCGGGCCGGGTCGTTGGGGAGGCTCACGTGGGGTGCCTCCCTCCTGGTGGGTGCCCATGGGGTTGCGGGGGCAGGTCGGGTTGCATAGGTGGCGAAAGGAAGCACGCCCTGCCATGGCTGGCGTTTCCCGCCACGGACCACCCAGCCCGCCTTCGCTGCGTATCAATGGGGTGCGGCACCCCGGCAGGGCTTCGCTGACGTTGACCCCCGCAACCAGACGATGGTGGGCCCGTTGCGTGTCACGGTGGGCCATGGCCGTGCCCGGAGCCGATCCCGGGTGTCTGGCGGTGAAGCAGGGTGCCGAGCGGACGGCCGCCCCGGGCGCGTTACCCAGGCTCACATCTGGCCTGGTGACCCGTGTTGGCGGGTCCGGCGTGGTTCCCGGCGGTGGTCGTCTCGCTCGCGCTGTGCGGGACGGTGGTGCACCTCGCAGCCCCATGGGCAGCGTGACCGTCCGTTGGTCCCGGGATACGCCCGAGTCGTCCCGGCCCGTACGTCCGGTGCAGTGAGGCCAGCCTGTCGAGCCTGAGGATCGGGGCTGGCGGTTGCATGCCTACCCCGGCCATGCGACCGGATCAGCCTGCGAACATGCGACGGCCCCGGCCGGTATGAGTCGGTCGGGGCCGTGTGGGGGCGTGCTGAACGTCCCTCACGATGTTGAATCCAGCCTACCGAGGAATCACGTCGCTGTCATTCCTTCTGCGGCGTTTCTGACGTGAACGCGTCCTCGGACGCGTGGTAGCCGGATGTCACCTCGGAGTCGCGGAAGACTCGCTGCCACTGCTGGGGCGAGTAGATCGCGATGTTCCTGGTGTCCAGCTTGAGCAGCAGGTGACCGTCCTCGACGACGGCGTTCGTCGCCTTCGGAATACGATCCACCATGACCGCTCCCATGGCGTTGGTTCCAGTCTGGACGACATAGCCCATGGGGGTGATTTCCTTTCGGTGAGTTGTGGGCGGCTGCCCACGGAGTCAGTGTGGCGCTAGCCACTGACAATCGCCGATTGTCATCCGGCCTTCCCTCGGGTCAGTTGGGTCTGCAGGTCTTGCACATCGCCCAGCCGGTACACCCACTGCGGCTCCGTCACGATCTTCCCATCCCGCCACCGCGGATACTCGATCTCCTCCCGTGGGAGGCCGTGCCGGCGGATCAGGTAGTTGATCCGGTTCCGCACCCGCGTCTCCGGAGTGCCCGGTTCGGAGAACACCAGGATCAGCTGGTTCATCGTCAACATTGCGTCCTGGTTCACCTGCAGCAGGTCCCGTCGGTGCTGCTCCCAGTCGGCGGCGTAGGTGCAAACCCGTTCCCGCTGGCGCCGCTGCTCACCCTCCTCGGGCTCTGGGCTGTCGGGGTCGTCCTCCACGATCAACGCGCGGCACGTGACAGCGAGGCTGCGGTCCTTCACAGTGATCTCGGCGCGGCAAGCTGGGCACATCGTCACCTCCCGGTCCACGGGCCGGTCGATGATCCGGTGCGCCCGTCTGGCCAGCTGGGAGAGTTCGGTGAGGACCCAGTGCCGTTCGTTCAGGGGCGCCGCGAGCTGGAAGCGGTGGATGTCGGCCAGGCAGCGGACGGCGGGCGGGTTCCACGGGATCGGCGCCTCCTCGGTCCTCGTGGTGTCGCCCTGCATCACACCCTTGGGTGCGAACCGGTGGCCCTTCCGGAGCGTGATCGTCAGCTGCTCGACGAGCTCAGGAAGATCATCCAGCAGACCTTGGAGGAGCTTCGCGCACGGCCCGCACAGGTCGTCCTTCCGGTGGGTGCAGACGGTTCGTGTGGGTTCGGGCACGTTCCATTCCCGCCGGCGCAGCATGCGTACCGCGGGGATGGGGTGGCCGGCGAGCCGCTCGAGCGCCTCCGCGGAGATGACGGTGGGCAGGTGGTGGTGGTGGCGGGGGCATCCGCACTCGTCTGTTGGGAGGTCGCTGATCGGGCATCTGGGGCGGTGGTCGGCGTAGTGCTGCCATGCGGCCTCGGCCAGTGTCATCATCGGTGTCTCCTTCGTCTGCGGGGTGGGGTGGGTCGGTGGCCGACGTGCCAGGATCCGCACACGCAGCGGTATGCCTGGACTGTGAACGCGCCGTCTTTTCGGCGGAGGCTGACCAGGTGCGCGACGGCCTCCGCTTTTGAGTGCTTCTGCTTGTACGGGGTAGGGCAGTCAGCCATCGGTGACACTCCACAGGCGCTCGGCGACAGAGTCCGCGTCGAACTTCGTGCTCAGGAACACCGCGCCTCCTCCGCGCAGGTGGAGCTTTGGACCCGCCGGGTGGTTCTCGATCGCGTCGACCGCGTCCGGACGCACCCACGTCCCCGCGAAGCGGACCGCGCGCACCGAATGGCGGACCAGCCCGCCGCCAATCAGGTCAGCCATCGCACGGCCCCCAGTGATCAACGACACCTGATGAGGTCAGGTGCGTGTGGCGGCCGGCTGGATCCCCGGCGATCACCCGGTACGGGGTGCCGCGCATCACCGCAGCCCTCAGCAGCTCGTCCATGGTGGCGTCGTCAACCCCGCCGACCTGCGCGATCGAGAGAGCCTGCCTGAGTCGGAGCAAGTACTCGTCCTGGCTCGACGACAGTGCCCGGATCCGGGTCAGGATCGTCTGCTCCTCGGTCAGCTGGGATGCGATCCTGCGCGCGAGGATGCGCCGGCCGAAGTCAACCATCACGGCCGCCCATCTCGACGTCGACGGCCTGCTCGACCTCTTCAGGAGAGTCCGGCATGTCGAACGCCAACCGGGCCTTCCGTGCCAGCTCGTCGACCGGGACGAGGTAGGCCCGCTGCTGCGGGCCGTCCATCACACCCAGCAGCGCCTGGCACTGCTCGATCGCCTGCATCGACTGGGCGAACTGGCCACGCTTCAGCAGGCCCCGCGCGAGGGCGAGGCCGCGGTCGAACTCGGCGACCGTCTGCCGCCATACCGCATCCAACTCCGCACCGTCAGCCACGATCCACCTCCTCCAGCGCGCGGCGGGCACGCTCCCTCACTGACCCATCGATCCGTTCCAAGTAGGCGTAGATGCCTGCGTAGAGAACTTCCGTGCTCGCCCCGTTCAGGGTGGGCGTCAGATCGGCCCGCACGCCGTGGCTGGCGAAGTCGCGCAGCACTGCCTCTGCAGCGTCCGCGCGAGCACTGAGGCTGGACTCGTCCATGTGGATCAGCTCGCACAGGTAGCTGCCCGACGAGCCATGCTCGCAGTAGCTCGCCGCGAGAGTGTCCCTCAACCGCTGCACCTCAGCGACAGCCTCTGGTCCGGTGATGCGGACGCCGAGCGGCAACCCGAGAGCCTGCCCCAACTCCTGCAGGCCGTCCATGATGGCCAGCGCCGACGCCTTCCACTCGGCCAGCCGCTCGACCTCGGCCAGCAGTTGCGGAATGTCGCACACACTGTCCGTGATCCACGCGACCCGCTCATCCGTCCACGGGCCCTTGCTGGGCTTCGCGTCCAACGCCCGGCTGTACCGGGCCATCACCGGCCCCAGATCCAGATCAGCCACGATCCACCCCCGACGACCACACCAGGAACATCACGAACGACGTCTGAACCCGCACCCGCACCGAACGCACCGTCAGACCCGAACCCGCGCCACGCCGCACCACGTTCCCGCCCGACGCCCGATACACCTCCTGGTCCTCCACACCATCGACGTAGATCGACATCCTGATCGGGCCACGACGATGCCTCGTGTCCCACGCCTTCGCGCAGATCTCGAGACCCTGCTCCGGCATCGGAGCCACCCACAGGCTGACCTTCACCCCGGCAGCCTTCGCGTCCGTGCGAGTCCACACCGCCGGCACACCGCAATGCACCGACACAGCCGGGGCCGCGCCAGCCGGAACAGCAGGAGCGACCACACCGGCCACAGCCAGCACCACGGCGGCCATCCACATCCAGACCTTCATTTCGATCCCCTTCCTCGTCAGAACGGCGGGGCCTGGTCATCACCGGCGGTGGCCCACGGGTCTCGGCCGGCCTTCGCCTCAGCCCTGTCCTTCGACCAGCCCGCACCCTGCTGGCCCTGCTGCGAACGAGTCACGGTCGCCGTCGCGTACCGCAGCGACGGACCCACCTCTTCCACCACGACCTCGAACACGGTCCGCTTCTCGCCCTCCCGGGTCTCGAAACTGCGGGATCTCAACTGGCCCTGCACGATCACCCGCATGCCCTTCGTGAGGGACTCGGCCGCGTTCTCGGCAGAGTTCCGCCACACCTGGCAGTTCAGGAACATCACGTCCCCGTCCCGCCACTCGTTCGCCTGCTTGTCGAACACGCGCGGCGTCGACGCGACCGTGAAGTTCGCGACCGGCGCCCCCTGTGGGGTGAATCTCAACTCCGGATCGGCGGTCAGGTTCCCGACGACAGTGATGATGGTTTCTCCGGACATGCTCAGTACTCCCTCGAATGGTTGATGGATGAAACGACCCGGGCGAACGCGCCCTGGATGATCAGTTCGCACCGGCCCAGCGGGCCGGAACGGTTCTTCGCGATGTGGACCTGGCAGGCCTCGTCCGTCGGCTCCTCGCGGTGCAGCAAAGCGACCACGTCCGCGTCGGCCTCGATCGCGCCCGATTCCCGCAGGTCGGTCAGCGTCGGGGTCTTGTCCGACCGGGACGCAGACGCCCGGTTCAGCTGCGCCAACGCCACCAGCGGCACCCCGAACTCCTTCGCGATCCGCTTGCAGTCCCGCGAGATCTCCGCCACCTGCTGCTCCCGCGGCACCCGGGAGTCATGTGGTTTCACGAGCTGCATGTAGTCGATGACGATCAGGCCCAGATCACCCCGCCTGGCGACGTCCCGGACGGCGGCACGGATCGTTGCCATCGACTGCCACGAGTCGTCACAGATCGCGACCTTCGACTGCATCAGCCGGCTCGTGCCCTGCGCCAGCAACTCCCACTGCCGCGGCGACAGGTTCCCCGTCTCCATCGCCCCCATGTCGACCCCCGAATCGGCGGCGAGGAACCGGGTGCCCAACTCGTCCTCAGGCATCTCCAGCGACGCCACGAACGCCGACAGGTCGTGGACCCGGGAGAAGTGCGCGGCGAGGTTCTGCCCGATCAGCGACTTCCCGACACCGGGCCGGGCACCGATCACGTACAGCAAGCCAGGGTGCAGGCCACGGATCCACCGGTCCAGGTCCGGCCACGGAGTCGACAGGCCAGCGGTCTTCCCGTCCTGCACCAGATCGACGAGGCGGGGCACAATCGTCGCGAGACTGCTCAGATTCGACTGGCCACGTCGCTGATCGAACAGTGCGCGGCACGACTCCATCAGGTCCTCGACCCGGCCCGGCTGGTCGGCGAGCTGGGCGACCTGCTGTGCAGCGTCCCGCATGCGCCGTCGGTCCGCCTGCTCTGCGACCTGTTCGGCGTACCACGTCGCGTTCGACCCGACGGACGGGGCCGCGATCAGGTCGGACAGGTACACGTGGCCGCCGGCCCGCTGGACGTCCGTGCCGAGTTTCGCGGCGACGAGCATCGGGTCGGGCTTCTTGCCCTCGGCCGTGATCTTCGCACACGCGTCCCAGATCAGTTCGTGCCGCGGCTGATAGAAGTCGCCGCCACTGATCGTCAGAGTGTCCATCGGGAAGCCGGTGAGGATGCAGCCGAGGAGCGCCTGTTCGACCTGGGTTGCGGTGTCGTCACTCACGAGCGGCCGCCATCATCTGCTGGAACTGCTCACGGGTCACCTTCACGGCGTCCGGGATGTCGTAGTTCGGCGGTTCGGCGTCGAGATACTTCGGGCGTTCCGGTTCGGCCTTGCCGCGCCGCTGCGCCTGGGCCTGCAGGGTGGAGTACTTCTCGCGGAGGGTCTGCATGGACCGGATGTTCGCCGACCAGAACGGATCCGCGGTCGCCCAGTCGATCGCCCTCCTGACCTGATCGGGGTCGTGGCCGTCGACATCGAGCAGGAGCCGGCACGCGCGATGCCAGCGCTTTCCCGGCTGGGCCTTGTGCCCGTTCGTTCTGACCCGTTCAGCGAGGTGCTCGCAGAGTTCGACGATCTCCGGGCGGGGATGGTCGTCGACGTCTTCGTGGGCAAGGTCGGGATCGCTTGCGATCTCCGACGAAGAAGTCTGTTCCCCTGTTCCCCTGTTCCCCTGTTCCCCTGTTCCAGTCGCGAGGGCTCGCGAGGGCTCGCGAGGGCTCGCGATACACTCGCGAATCTGGGACTCCTTGTAGCCGAAAGTGCCGTCTGGCCTGGGGAAACGTCCCGCACTCGGCTTGTCGATCTTCTGGATGCTCTCCCAGCACGACACGTACAGCAGACGCTCGCCATCTACCTCGTATCGCCAGATCAGACCGGCCTGGTGGAGGGCGGTCAACGCTTCGGACACCCTCGCGAGGGTTCGCGAGCCCTCGCGAGCCAGGTCCCGTTTCCACACGTCGCCACAGATCAGCTCGAGGTCGTCCTTCCCGACACCGTTGTCGTCGACGTACGACTCCAGGCCTTTCAGGACGAACCGGTGTTCCCAGTCGACCTCGCAGACGGTGCGGGAGGACCAAAACTCGGGCTTGGTGGATCTGATCCGCATCAGGCTTCCTTCCCGGACTGGTTGATCAGGTGGCCCTCGGTCATCACCATCGCGAGGTGCCAGTGGCGGGACCGCCATCCCCACTTGCCGCAGGAGCATTCGGCGCACCACGGCCGGACACCGCCCCGCTTGCGGATCTTGACTCGGTGGGGGAGAGGGATCGGGAGAGTGTTCACCGGAACTCCTCGGGGAGAAGGTCGTCAGGGAACTCCCACAGGCCGAGCTGGCCGCGGTACGGGATCGGATCGGCGAACCAGCGCGGATTGCGCAAGACGAGATGGTGGATCTCGCCCACGTCGTCGTACTGCGCCCACGGCGAGCACAACAGACCGATCGGGGTGTGGTCGTCGAAGCAGACCGGCTGTCCCTGGTGCCCGTGGGTGGTGGAGCGGCGGCACACATGCACGTCCACGAGATCGGCGATCCCCAGCGCGGCGCCCAAGGTGCGAGGATGCTCCGCGAGCAGCAGACGGCCCGTGAGGCGCAGGATCAGGTCACGGCCCGGATCGTCGGCAGGTATCGGCCGCTTGCCCTGGTGGATCACCAGCGGGCCGCGGTAGCTGCCAGCAATGTTCCGGGTGCGATTCTCCGGACTCTTGCCGTTCAGGACGGCCCAGCCCCACGGGGGCCGGAGAGTGATGGCTTTCATCGTGGATCCTTCCTGTGGCAGTCGCAGCCGCACGTCAGGGCGACCGCTGGACGGCGCTGGCAGCCCGCGCACTGGCCCGTGGAGCACCAGCCCGACTTCGCCCGCGCCACTGGCTGAGCGGCGGCTACCGCCTGCCAGTCGCGGACCTGCCGGGCCTGCTTCGCGGCGCGCACCGTCGCGTTCGGATTCCGACTCATGGCAGCACCTCGGTTCGCAGGGTGGTGGCGGTGATCAGGAGGCGGGTCGCGCGGCGACGCTCAGGGTAGGTCCACTGCTTCGACCGCCAGAACGCCTTCGCCGACTCGAGGTCGCCGGCGGCGAGAGCATGCAGCAGCTGGTCGTAGCGGCTCATGCTGCGCTCCTCGAATCGAGGCCTTCAGCGACCCGCCGGCCGATGAACTGCGCCACGTTGCACGCCACCGCATTCCCCGCACCCAACTGCTGCTCACCGAGCGTGCCGGTCAGGATGTAGTCGCGCGGGAACCGCTGCCCGTTCGCGGCCTCGCGCGGCGAGAGCATGCGGAAATAGCAGTCCTCAACGGAGATCCGTCCGGCACCAGCGACAGCTAGCCCGTGCTGCTGCCGGGTCGCGAGGGTCGAGAACGGCGCGCCGGGACTGTGTGGCCGTTCACCCTTCCGGAACGGGACGACCAGGCTGCGGGAACCGCGGGCGGTCATGGTGGGTAGCGGCCGGGTGACTGGGCTGTTCATGCTCGGGTCGCCGTCTGCGTAGCCGCCATGGTGCTTGCTGATGAACGCGCCGGGCGGGACCGTCAGGCCGTGGTGGAAGCCACCCCCTGTGAAGGTCGCCATGGGTTCGCTGACGCGGCTGGGCTTGCCGTTGCGTCGCAGCATGGTGACGAACGGCTCCGTCACGGCGAGCGCCTCGGTCTGTGCGGTGGTCCACGTCCGCATCGGTTCGGCGGTCACGTCGTAGGGCGTCGCGCGTCCGCCGTGCGCCATCGTGAAGCTCATCGCGACACCTTGGGTGGCGGTGCCCTGCTCGGAGGCTATGGGCCAGCCGTACGGGTCCACAGCCCGCAGATAGTTGCCGCCCTTCCCGGCTGCGGCGTCCCACGTGTTGCCCGCCGCGGCGATGAGCACAGGGTCCGCGATCATCTCCAGCCCCATCTCGATCCGGCGCATCGTCCGCAGGGCGAGGTCGCGCATGCCGAGCTCGGCACGGTCACCGATACGGGTGCCGATATCCGTCCAGTCGATCGCTGTCGCGGCGGGCATGATCAGCGGCTCGCAGCGGGTCCCGTGAGTCGGGCATCCCCACACATACTGTTGGTTGTACTTCCCGGCGCGCTGCCCCTCCCACTGCCGGGACTTCACGGTGAGCGGCTTCCACATCTGGACAGCGGTCACGATCGCGTCGCACCGGTCGCACCAGGCGGGCGGCCGCGGATCCAGGTCAAACGCGGGGATGCTGGCGAGCCTGGCCACCCAGTACACCCGGTCCCGCAGTTGCGCGGCCGGGTCGTTGCCCTCGTCCCCGACGTGCGCCGCGGACACGTTGACGGTCTGGATCTCATAGCCGAGGGTCTTCAACCCAGCGAGGAACACGGGGAGGAGTTCCCAGTCGAACGACTCCAGGACGTTCTCCAGCATGATGACCTCGTACCGGTGGACCTCGGCGGCCCGGAGTACCTCCCAGAACGTGACGCGGGTGCGTTCGAACGCTGCTTGGGGGACGTGGCCGTGTTCCTCCCACAGCGAAGGCTGATCGGTGCGGCGCTTCGCTTTCCCGCCGGCCGGGCTGACCTCGGTGCAGATCGGGGACGCCCACAGCGCCCGGGTCTTGGGCAGGTAGCGGTAATCGACGGTCTGCAGGTCAGCGCAGATGTGCTCGGTACCGGGGTGGTTCGCCGAGTGGGTGTTGATCGCGGTCTGGTCGTGGTTCGCCGCGAGTTTGACCTGCCAGCCAGCGTTCACGAGGCCGGTGGACGACCCGCCGATTCCGCAGAAGAAGTCCGTGCAGTCGAGTTCGGCGCCTGGCCGGCGGAACACGTCGACGCTCATCGCCGCCTCCCAGCCATGCTGTGGTTCGTGCAGGGCGGAAGGGGTTCGAGCATGAGGGCACACCACAACGCGGGATCGATATCGGGCGGGCACGTGGCGTGCGCGACGTCCTGTCGGTCGAGATGTCGGATGTCGAGCATCGGCGGAAGGGCCGCTGTGGCCGGGTCGTGGCTGGAGTCGTAGATGTCGGTGAGGGTGAGCATCAGGCGGCCGTGCCTTCCCACCACTGCCACCGCTGCGCCTCGGCGCGGATCTGGTCCGGAGCCACACCGAGCGCCTCAGCGAGATCCTCGGCGCCGCGGTCGATCAGGCCCTGCAGGACCGCGGCCAGGGTGACCGGCTGGGTGGGCGGCACGAACACCACGGTCCGCATCAACGCGGTCGGCTGAGCCTTGGTCGCCTTCTGGCGGGTGGCGGTCTGGTCCCACGTGGCAGGCATGGGCTTCGGGGCTGCGGGGGTCTGCTTGCGGCGCCGGGGACGGGGCTGGCCAGGCGTGTAGCCCTTCTGCCACTGCGACAGGTGGGTGGCGCACCAGCCGTGCGCCTTGTGCTTGCGGTCGCAGCCCTCAACGCCACACTGCTGGCCGCGGGTCTGGCGGCGGACGGGTCGGAGCGGGATGCCGTGGTTCTGCTGCCACAGGTGGGCACGGCACAGGCCATGCCCGTAGTGGGGGTAGCCGCAGTCAGGGAACGAGCACACGCTCATCGGTAGTCCTTTCGAGTGATGTGGGTGGGTCCCCAGCCGTGACGGCGGTGATCCCGGTTCGGGTGGATGTCGCTGAGGGCCAGCCAGAACAGCCAGTGCCGGAAGCGGTCGAGTAGGCGCCTCATGCCGCACCACCCATGTCGAACAAGGTCGGCACGTTCTGCGCCCGCTCCTCAGCTCTCAGGTAGGCGACACCGTCACGCCAGTAGTCCGCGTTCAGCTCCGATGTGCGTCCCCGGCGGCCCAGCCGCAGCGCCCGCAGCGCCACCGTCGACAAACCGCCGAACGGGTCATAGACCAGCTCGCCCGGGTTGCTGTACCGCTCGATCAGCCGGTCCACGATGTCGAACTGCAACGGGCACACGTGCAGCGCCTGCGCCTTCTGCGACTGCTCCGTGTTCAGGGTGAGCATCCGGTTCACGTCGTGCCACACCCACGGCGACCACGAGCCCGGCGCGAGACTCATGAACGTGGCCGGCAGGGCGCCCTTCTCGTCCAACTCCTCGCCCACCTGGACGTGCTCGGTGTGGTCGTAGATCTCCCGCAGCGTCTGCTCGGTGAACAGGCGCGACCGGTCCTCGACCGGCAACGCGATCAGCTCCTCAGGGGTGAGGTGCCGATCTCCGGAGGAACGCCAGAACGCGTGCGCGTCGACCTGCCAGCGCGCCCGGGTGTACACCGTCTTGTCGTGGGTGACCGGGATGTCGGCGTACCCCTTCGACCGGTCAGTCTGCGGCTTGTGGAACAGCAGCACGTACTCCGGTGAGCCGACGCCCATCTTCGTGCCGTCCTTGGCCATCTCCGACCAGCCCAACCGGTACGTCTGGTTGTTCTCCCGGACCACGTCGGTGACGATCGTGATCATGCCCATGTAGTCGAAGCCGTGCCGGCGGCCGTGGAACAGCGCCTCGGCGTGGAACGGGGACACGGTCGGGATGCCGGCGCCGGTCACGTTCCCGAACAGGATCCGGTCCTTCACGTGGCAGGCGTAGATCCGGCCCGGCCGCAGCACCCGGTGCAGCTGCGGCGTGAGGAAGTCCATCTGCGCCCAGAAGTGGGCGTTGTCGTCGGTGTGGCCGAAGTCGTTGTAGCTGGGCGTGTACTCGTAGTGGTTCGCGAACGGGATGCTCGTCACCACCAGGTCGACCGACTCCGACTCCATCGCCATCGTCTCCGGAACGCAGTCATTGTGTGCGGCCAGCCAGCCCTCACCTTTCGCTTCTTCGCGGGCGACGCCGATCGAACGGACCAGCTCGTCGGTGATGGAGAGGTGGTTCAGGCCGTGGGTGCGGATGATCTCCGACATGCGGCCGGTGAGCTCGTCGTGCTGGGCCCACTTCTCCCGCAGCGTACGGACCACCTCCGTCTCCGACTCGGCGTAGATGATGTCGATGCGGACCTGCTCGGTCTGGAGGAACCGGTGGATCCGGTGGACCGCCTGGATGAAGTCGTTGAACTTGAACCCGACGCCGACGAAGATCGCGCGGTGGCAGTGCCGCTGGAAGTTGCACCCTGAACCTGACAGTTCGGGTTTCGTCGCGAGCAGCCGGGAACGGCCCTGGGAGAAGTCGATGATCCGCTGCTCCCGCACGTCCAGGTCGAGCGACCCGTACACCTCGACCGCCTCCGGCAGGGCTTTCGCGATCGCGCGGCGCTCATCCTCGAGGTCGTGCCACAGGATGAAGTGGTCCTCGGGTGCTTCGTCGACGAGCCTGCGCATGGCGGCGATACGGGCGGTCATGGTGTCGCGCTTCTCGCGGGCGGCCTGGGTGACGCCGAGTACTCCTCCGCGGATCAGGTGGCCCTGCCCGTCACGGTCGTATTCGACGGCCGCCATGTGGTCGACCGGGATTTCGTGCCAGCGCACGTCGAGGGGCGGCAGGATGTAGCCGTCGTCGGGGAAGCCGAGGTCGGACGGCTTCTGGACGAACACCGCCCACGTGTTGAGCCACAGGAAGAACTCGCGTTCCTTGTGCGGGTAGAGGGTGAGGTGGTTTGCCTTCGTGGAGTCGCGCTGGAAGAACCGGGTGAGTGCCTGGCCGGTGTCCATGACGCCGAGGAAGCCGGCGTAGTGGATCAGTTCCTTGTAGCGGTTCGGTGACGGCGTTGCGGTGGCGACGAACCGGTGCGGCACCTGGTCGAACAGGGTCAGGAACTCCTGGTAGGTCTTCGATCCGTAGCTGCGGAGCACGGACGCCTCGTCGAGGCTGGCGGCTTGGAACTCGTTCGGGTCGAGACGGCCGTCGCGGACGGACTCGTAGTTCGTCAGGTAGATGCCGTCGCCTGCGATCTCCTCGGTGCGGCGGATGAACCGGACGGGGATGTTGAGCATGGCGGCGTCGTGGGTGAACTCCTGTCGGACGCCGAGCGGGAGCACGATCAGGGCCCGTCCGTGGCCGGCGAGGGTGAGTCGGAGTACTTCGAGCTGGATCAGGGTCTTGCCGAGTCCGAACGCGGCGAAGATGGCGCGGCGTCCGCCTTCGACGGCCCACTGCACAATGGCGCGCTGGTGGGGCTTCAGGAGCGGGTTGACCTGGTCCGGGGTGACGGGCTGGCCGTAGGTGCGGTGGAAGTCGGCCTTGCCTTGGAGGAACGCCTGGTAGGCGGCGAGGTCGCCGTGGAGTGTGGTGGTCATCGGTCCCACCTGGCGATCTGACGGAAGAACCAGTGGGCGAACCGGTACCGAAGACGGATCACGAGTCGGCCCTCGCGGCGTCGGCAGCCAGCCGGGCAGCGACCCAGTCGGACGCCTCCTGAGCGGTGTGGTAGTTCCACCGCAACCCGTCGACCAAGCGTTCGGCGAGCTCCAGTGCTTCCGCGAGCGGGAACCAGTGCGATCTCTCCCACCGCTTCGTACGGCTCGAGTTCATCGGGACGTAGTCGCGCTCACCCTTGCGGTTCAGCGCTGATCCACCGGATTCGACCATCCATAGGTCGCGGTCTCGGCTGACTCGGCGGACGATGATCGCCCACATGGACTTGTCGGAGTGCACCATGGCGTCGTAGCCGGTCGGGTAGACGGTGTGGGCAGTCACTTCGGTGGTCGTCACGGCTGCTCACCCCTCGCGGCGTCAGCGAGTTCCTCGACGAGCTGGGCGGCCTCTGGCCAGTTGTTGTCGCGCAACGCCCCGGCGGCCTCGTAGAGCAGGTTCTGCCGCACTTCCGCGTCAGTCGGCTCTGGTCGGCCGGCCCACTCGACCACCTCATCCAGCGACGTGGCCAGCATGTCGACCATCCGGTACATCAGCTCCGGCTCGAACTTGTCTTGGCTCAGCAGGATCGCGGTCCGCTTCCCAGCTCCCACAGCCCAACCGAGCTCGAGGTGCGCCGACCGGCCACACGGCAGAACGAGTACGAACGTGTCCGCCCACTGCATCGCGGCGAAGTCAGAGGCGAACCCACCCACGGCCAGCGGGTGGTCGAGCATCTCGTTCCGGTACTCGTCGATCGTCCAGCCGAGCCACGCCGGATCGATCTGCGACCAGCCGAATCCTGACTTGTCGGGCGGGTTGCGGAAGTCGTAGACCTCGTGGCCAGCGGCGCGAAGAGCCTGAACTACGGCGGGCTGCTCGGAGCAGCGCCAGGACGATGCGACGTAAATGCGGCTCATCGCGCACCCCACGGCCAGTAGTGGGCCAACACCAGCACCACACCCGCCACGATCAGCAACAGGACCGGCAGGGACGCGTACCAGACGCCGCGGAACGTGCCCGACGGATCCGTACGCTCAGGAACAGGCTCAGGAATCACGATCTCCTCCTCACGACTTGGGTTGGGGCCGGCCCGCCACCCCCCGGACAACGGGCCGACCCCCATGCGCACCCCGGACACCCCCGAGCCCGGAGCGCGCACACTTCGGGGAACGGGCTACGGGCGCCCGTGGTTCACATGCACAGGCACCAGGTCCTGCACCTGGGTGACGACCAGGTCGAACGCCTGCTCGAGCACCACGTCCGGCTCGACGAGCTTGATGCCGATCTTCAGGACGCCCTCGTTGATCCGGTACCGGAACCGGGCAGTCACCGGCACACCCGCGGCGCCCTGGAACGGCCGCAGCACCAGCTGCAGCTCGCCCGGGATCGTCAGGTCGCCCTTCGCTCCGGCAGTCGCCTCGACCTGCTCCTCCCACCGGAACTGCCGCTGCCCATTCGCCAGGATGTTCTGCTGCTTGAACTGGGCCGTCTTGTGCGCCTCCAACGTCTGGCAGATGTCCAGCAGCAGCGCCCCGTCCGGCTGCGCGATCGTCGACAGGTGGGAGTCGATGAACTCGGCGAAGTCGACCTGCGGCAGAAGCTTCCCGTCGATGCCGGTCCACTCGTCCCACTCGCGGGACTTCCGCAACGCCAAGGTGGCGGTGTGCTTCCGCAGACCATCCATCCCGTCGAGGATCGCCTTGATGTTCCGGTCGTCGATGCTGGCCCACAGTTCGAGGCCGCCTGAGCAGTACAGGTAGTCCTCGCCGACGTCCTTCGGCTCCTCCCTGGTGTTGCGCGCGAGGTAGTCGATGAAGCTGTCGACGTCGAGGAGTGTCACCTGGCGGTGCACGAACTCGACGGTGTCGGAATGGGCCCGTTCCCAGTCGTGTTCCCGCTGGATCCGGTAGCCGTCGGTTTCCCGGATGTCGATGCCGCCGTTCGGGTTGAGGATCGCGTACACGCCCTCGTCGATCTTGCGGGGCAGGACCGCCTGCTGCGCGACCGCAGTCAGCGTCTGGTAGCCACGCTCGTCGAACTCCGCCGGTGACGTCTCGGCCAACAGTTCGGTGGTGTCCTGAATCATGAGTTGCTGGTCCCTTCTCTCTGGGAGCGCTTGTCGTCGAGCGACGGCAGCGCAGGCTGGTTCGGGTCACGCCGAGAGGCGTTGCCCTGCTTGTCGACGAAGAACCGGGTGGTGGGTCGGGAGAACTCAGGCAGCTTGTGCTTGATCTCTTCCTTGACTTCGATCCGTCCCTGCCCGTCGAACCCGACGTTGAGGACGAGGGTGACGTGGCCTGGCTTCGAGGTCTCCTGGACCCTCTGCACCACGTCGTAGAACGTCTCCGACAGCTCCGAGAGAGTGGCCCCCTCACCCAGCTCCCGCAGGACCTGGTCGAACGGTCTGATCTCGGGGTCTTCAACCACTTCCCCCGTACGGGGGTTCGTGTAGCGCCTGTCGCTCATGCGGTTCCTTCCTGTTCGGCGCTGCTGCACCCACCGGTGGTGGGCGAGACAAAGGGGGAGAGGCGGGCGCCGACGAGCCACCGGTGGCCCAGCAGGTCCAGCACGGGAACCTCAGCCGGGTCGTCGCCGCCGCCGCGGCGGATCATCCAGCCCGCCCGGTACGCCTCTTCCGGGTGGGCATGCGCCCAGCCATGACAGCCGCGGACGCCGTCGCCGCACAGCGTGACGAGGTTCGCCGGGGTGTGCGGATCCGGCATGCCAGGGAGTGCCCTGCGGCCCTTCCGGTGGTGCAGGCTGTAGCCCCGCACCGACGGGTGCACGCCGCACCGGAGGCAGCCGCCGTCACGCTCCAACACGGCAGCACGGACACGCTTCGGGACCTGCGAACTCATGCGGCCCTCCTGGCACGTCGTGATGACTCTCTCCGGCATGTGCGGCACTCTCGGTGCCCGCGAGGGTTCACGTAGAGGTTGTCGCCGACGAGCTCATGGCCACGACGACAAGAGGTTCGGATAGCAGCTGCGCGCCGGGCGTTTTCAGACGGCGTGACCGGTTCAAGGTGAGTAGGTTCGCAGCACGCCCGGTTCCGGCACAGATGGTCGAGTTGCATTCCATCGGGAATCGGGCCAACCGCGAGTTCGTAGGCGACGCGATGCGCAGGCCGCGACACGCCATCGACGTTGAGCTCCCCGTATCCCGTGGACTGCTTCAGCGCCTTCGGCTCACCCGTGTAGATGCTGAGCACGATCCGGCATCCGGATTCCAGAACGCGGGTACGAGCCGCGAACGACTGCCAGTCCAGTGCGGTCCCGAACCGGCTTATCGCAGGGTCACCGTGGCGCCTTACGCGCGCCGCATGCATCGAGCAATAGCCGTGTGCGTGGGTGGAGAGCACGCAGTCAGGCACCTTGCACTGAACGCTCACCGGTCCCACCCGCCCGGTGCGCCGGCGAGCACGAGGTCGGCAGCATCCCGCTGCCAAGCCTCCAACGCGGCTTCGGTGGCCGGGTCGCAGTAGACGTGGACCCAGCCCTGCCCGGAGCGTTCCATCAGCTCGCCCGGCTCGATCCTCCGGGGGCATCCGGTGCAGTCGACCGACCACTTCGCGACGATCATTCGGGCACCACGCCTTCGAGCACATGCCAGATCAGGCCCATCGCGCCTGGAACGGTCGCCACCCATCGGTAGCCGTCGGGAACCTCATGCCCGGTGCCGACGATCAGGAAAGTCCGTCGGGACTCGGGAGCGTCACCGGCTACCTCTAGCCAGATGTCGACCTGGTCGAACGCTTCACGGCTCGGCAGAGCTGTGACTGTCGCGCTCGCGAACTGGCCTTCGAACGTGGACGGGTGGTCGTCGATCGGGACTACGAAGCGGTAGATGCTGCGGGTCATCGGGCCACCTTCCCGTCCTCGATCACCACAGCCGACTCAGAGTCGTCCTCAACCCTCTCCACCCACACCTGGTAGTCGCGCGCCCTGGCCAGCTCGGCGATCTGCCGCATGCTGTCCGCATCCAACAACGACCCGTCGAGGATCCGGATAACCCGCAACTTCGGGTTCGCCGCCATCGCCATGCCCAACGACACCCGGATCTGCTCCGCGCTCGACGCCTGGCCGAACGGCACACCCTGGTAGGTGACACCCGACTCGTCGAACCCCAACCCATCGACCGGGAATGCGGCCTCGGCGAGCAGCGTCGACTTCGCGTGATCCAACTCCGCGATCTGCTCGGTCAGCGCGTCGTAGCGGCGGTGCAACTCGGCGAGCTCAGCAGCCGCACGGCGGCGGGCCTGGTTGTCCCGCACCCGCCGATTCACCTGCTCGACCTGGCCCAGCTCGGCCTCCATCGCCGCCAGGTCCGGATACTTCGGCAGGCCCTTCACCAGCTTCTGCTGCGCCGCGTACTGCTCCGCCGCCTTCGCCAGGCCGGCCTGCGCCTCCTCCACCTGCTGCTGCCAGTACTCCGTCTGCGACTGCAACTTGGCCAGCGACGCCATCTCGCTGTCGATGCGGCGGGCCACGTTCTGCGCTTCGCGGATCCGGCCGACCATCTCCTGCGCGGACACCTCCACGTCGGGAACGCCGGGCTCGAGCGGCGGCACATCGCCGTACGCCTTGCCCTGCCGGCCGACCTCGGTCCGCTCCGAGTAGAGCCGCTGGCGGCGGCTGTCGAGGTCGGCGAGGTCCTGCTCGATGTCGACGAGGTCCAGCAGCGCCTGCCGCTGATCCCTGGGGGACAGGCGGGTGAACGCGAGCGGGTCGAACGACAACCGTCCCACGAGGGCGTCCAGCATCGCCTGCGGGGATGGGTACTTCGCGCCGTCGCTGTTGGTGACGGTCAGCGTCGAACCAGACGCGGTCCAGCGGCGCACCACCTTCAGGTCGCCCAGGTCGAGCGTGACCTGCGCGTGGTCCTCACCGTGACGGATCGGCACTGTGGTTTCGCGGGACGCCGCACCCCCACCCAGCGCGAGCCAGATCGCATCCAACACGCTGGTCTTGCCTTGGGCGTTGCGGCCGGTGATGACCTGCACGGTGCCGTCCGGGGTGATCTGGACAGCGCGGAGCCGCTTCACGTTCTCGACGGTCAGCCGGATGATCTTCATGCCGGCACCTGGACCTTCACCGGGGCGTCGGGACGTACCCAGGTGCGGGCACCGTCGACGCCGTCGCCGAACACGAGTTCGACGTAGCGGGGATCCTCCGCGACAGCCATCGACTGCAGCTGGCCCTGGTAGCCGTTCGTGGTGACCACACGCCGCAGCTCGCCTGCGGTGAGGTCGGCCACCGTCTTCTCGATGATCTGCATGGTCAGATCACCCGCGCACTGGCCAGGGCCTGCGCGGCGCCCTCGACGGCGAGCCGCAGGACCTCCTCGCTGACCTTCTTCTTCGCCGCCTCGACCGTCGGCTTGAGCTCCTTCCGCAGGATCTCGTCGACGATCTTCTGCAGCGAGTCGCCCATCGTCTCGCCGCGGCTGCCATAGTCGCTCTTGGGGAGCCGCATCCAGCGGTCCACCTCCGCGAGCACCATCTCCCGGACGGTCGTCGGTTCGCCGCGGTGGTTGCCGTAACCGTCCGTGCGCTGGATCGGGCCAGCGAGAACCTCGGTGATGACTCCGCGCGCGCCCTCCCGCGCCTGGTTTCGGATCTCGGACTCGACCGTGCCGCGCAGATCGCCACTGATGACGAGCCGGTTCGCGAGCAGTTCAGCGACCCGCCCCACAAGGTCGCTCGTCGGGTACAGGTCTCCGGTCTCCGGATCCTGCTCGAATCCGAGGGTGGCCATGTCAATCTCGATGTTCAGCTTCATGTCAGAACTCGCCTCTCCCTGCGACTTGGTATTGGGCCCGCACGGACGCGCCGACGGACTGGTAGGCGCGCAGCTCGTCCTGCAGCGCCTTCGACAAGCGGTCCGCGTACCGGTAGGCCGCATCAGCGACATCCCGGACTTCCCGCTCCTGGTTGGTGGACACCTCGGCCGCATAGCGCTTCTCGTGCGCCGGGCCCGAATGGTCGAGGTAGGCGTGCGCGTAGGCCTGCTCGTAGTCGCGGTCGGCGGTGAGGAACGCCCGGTATCGCTCGTCGCACACCTTCACGCTGTTGGCGATGCGGTTCGCGACCTGCCGGATGGCCTCCTCGACCTGCGCCGGGCTGATGATCTCGTTCATGCCGCGCTCCGGTTCTTCCGGTAGCGCCGCGACTTCTCGCGATCGCATGCCCGGCAGCCCAGCGAGCTGCGGCGACCGGACCTGGGGTAGGCGTTGCTGCCCGACAGTGGGTGGCCGTTCGCGCATACCACGCGGGTATCGACGTACTCGCGGAACGGTGCCGATCTGCGGATGTTCTCCGCGAGCGTGACCGGCTCCAGGTGCTCAGGATTCACACACGCCTTCACCCGACACAGGTGGTCGAGCGTGAGACCCTCAGGGATTGGCTCGACCAGCTGCTCATAGAACCAGCGGTGCGCGAGTACCACGACACTGTCCGCGCCGATCTGCCCGTACCCGTTCTCGTTGCGGTAGCCAGTCCACACCCAGCACCCACTGTCGTCGAACCTGAGCTTGGCGATCGCACGGTCGAGCGCGTCAGGGTTGACGAGTGCGCCGTGCCGGCGGATCCGCTGGTAGTGCTTCCGGCACAGCCCGCGCACCTCTCCGGGGCGGTCGCACTCAGATGCGGCGCACCGGGCCGGGGTGATGATGTCGGTGCTCACGCTGCCCTCCTGAGGGTGCGCAGAACCCGGTCGGGGTAGTCGGCCAGCATGTGCTCGGCGAGCCGCAGAGAGCCGCGGTCGATCGCTGCGGTGATGTCGATCCGGTGCAGCTTGAGCGAGGCCGCTTCGAGGCCGGTCATGGCAGCAACTCCGGATTGTCGCGGATCGCCCGCAGCCACTGGACGCAGGCGATCCGCTGCTCGTCGGACAGATCGGCCGTCGGATTCCGCAGGCCGATCGAGAACCAGATCGAGCCGTGCTTCGGGCCGAACCCGTACGTGTGGTTCGACTCCTGCGAAGGCCACTGGTCGTACGACTTCACGCCGAAGTACTCGCGGCGCATCACCGGGCAGCCCGCCTGCAGGTCCTCGATCGCGGCGTCGAACTGGCGGCGCACCTCGCTGGTCTGGCGTCGGGGCCCGACTTCCTGCAGGTGGCCGCCTACCCAGTCGCGCCCTCGGGCCCACCCGATGGACAGAACCTCGCGAGCCACGAGGAACGCCTCCGCTGGGCCGCCGGCCTCGGCGACATCGATCACGTGCTGCTGAGACTCGATGTGCCGGTCCAGATTCCGCAGCGCTATCCGGTGCTGCTCAACGAGGGCTTCACGCTGCTGACGCAGATCGTTGCGGCGCTCGACAGCCTCGGCGTAGGCAGTCACGATCCGGCTTCGATCTGGACGAGGCCGAGCAGCCGATCCAACGCGCCCGCGACCTGCACCTCAGCCTCAGCCTTCACCGGCGCCGACAGCGTCGCCGTCACGTACTCGTCGCGCTGGTCCACACCGGCGAACTCGACGAGCTCGCCGTCCTTGGTGAACACCTCGTGACCATCGATCACGAGCGAATCCACGAACGCCTTCGCGAACGACTCCCGGACCTGGGTCACGACCTCGTCCGGGCGGTTCTCCAACACCCACGCCAGGAACGCGTCCGGGCGGGTGATGACCGGCTTCGGCTTCGGTTCGGCGACCGACACCGGCCCGAGCGGAGTCCGGAACTGCGACGCGCCCACCTCGGCCTTCATGGCGAGGATCCGGGCCTTCATCTGGGCCTCGATGCGCTGTAGGCTCCAGATGTAGGCCTTCACCACCATCAACTGCTCCGCCGTGTTCATGGCCGGGCCTCGACTTCCTCAGCGAGCTTCATCACGTCAGCGACGGAGTCCTTGTCCAGGCCCCGCGTGTTCATCTCGGCGAAGATCCACTGCTTCGCGTCGTCGTCGTCATTCACCCCGTCGAGCGTCCGGGCAGCCTTCATGAGCCGCCGCTTCACCGCGGTCAGCTGCACCTGGTGGTCGTCCACCGGCGCGTGCTGCGGGGGAGTGCCCTGCGCCCGCTCGTACGTCTGGGAGTCCGGGTCCGGCTCGTCGGTAGGGATCGTCAGCGCCTGCAACAGCACCGTCCGGTACGCCACCGACATGGCCTTCGGGGTGCCCTTGTCGCCCGAGTCCATCGCCTCACCAGGCGAGCACATCGGGAACGAATCCCCGGCCGGCCCGTAGACCCGGTAGTGCACCATCACCGTCGCCTCACGCGACGGCTTCCCGGTCGAGGTGAGCACGTCCCGGTACGACGCAGTTGCCGTCTCCGGAACCACGAACACACCGTGCTTGCGGAGCACCGGCCCCACAGCGTTCATCACCGCGTCGATGCCGCGGAAGTTGTAGTTCGCGTTCGGGGCGTTGTTGCGCTGGCTCTTCTTGATGGCCTGCACGTCCTCCATCACCTTGGACCATGCCTCGAACACGGTCAGCTTCTCGGTCACCGCAGGGCCTCCTCGAACTCGAACCAGGCATCCCGCTCCTCCGGCAACACCAGACCCGACCCGTCACAGCACGGGCACGCAACCTGGTCGTTGGGGGAGCCGTGCGCGAACGGCTGCTCGTGGTAGCCGACCCCCTCACAGGAAGGGCAGTTCACGAACGTGTGCGGATGGGCGGCGCGGAACCGGTCGGCGGCGGCCTGGATCATGGCGTGCTTCTCGGCAGCGGTCAGAGTGGTGGGCTTGACGACGATCACGACGCGCTCCTCTGGCTCATGGCATCCGTGTAGGCGGCGGTGATCGGGTGGTCGACGCCAAACCGCTCAACGAGGCCGGCCCGGGCTTCCCTGACCTCGGCGTCCGTCTGCTCGTAGCGCCGGGTAGCCTCAGCCGCCTCACGACGCACCCGCGCGCACCGCTCCGACACCCGGGTGGCGGTGCATCCGCAATCCGTCCACCACACCCAGCCCCGGCGGCAGTTGCTGCACGCCACACCCACCCGGGCGCGGCCATGGCACACCGGGCACGAATGCCGCGGCCAGTCCTCACACGACGCACACACGTCGTGGACGAACGCCGGCGACGTGACCCCGCCCGGGTTGTCCAGGACCCGCACCGTTCCGGTGTCGCGGCAGTTACCGCAGGACGGACGCAGGTCCTCCACCCTCGTCGCGTGGCTGGCCATCACAGGCCCCTCATCACGATGCGGAAGATCAGGCAGAACGCGGCAACGAACACCGCGCCGGAGATGAACACGGAACGTGCCACCTCGGGGTCCGGCAGATTCAGGGGGTACATGCGATACTTCCTTCCGACTTGGGTCTCTCCCGCTTGCTCTGATCGGTTGGTGGGGGAGACCCGGTTTTGTTCAGTGGGGGTCAGGCGGGAATCCGCCTGCGTTGCCGAGCCACATACGCGGTGATCGAGGACTGCTCGACCTTCCACGCGTGCACCCGGCCAGAGATCGCGGTGGTGTGCGCGTAGCCGGCCAACTCGCCGGCGTGGATCAGGGCCAGCACCGACTTCGTGCAGATCCCCAACTGCCTGGCAGCCTCGGCCGTCGACACGAACACCTCGGTCATGCTGCGGTCTCCCTGGTTCGGGAACCGCGAACCACGACGGGCACGAAGAGGGACTGGACGGGGCAGTCGAGCGCCTTCGCGATGCGTTTCGCCGTCTCAGGCTTGGTGGTCGTGCGCTGGCCGGAGGTGAGCCATCCGATGGTGCCGTGCGAGACGCCGACCTTCGCCGCCAAGGAACGAACCGAGTGTCCACGGAAGTCCATGTACTGCTTCAGCGCCTGGGCTGAGATGAGACGCACGTCCAGCCTCCCTTCGTAGAGCGGTGCTGACTTCATGTGGACAACGGTACCCGAACCACGAACCGAACGCAACCGTTTTGGACACGGTTGTCCAACAGAGACAGGCAGTTTGCGCTCCGTCGCACACTCACAAGCGTGTAGTTTGTGGACAGTGCGTCCAACGGCGCGCTTGCCGCTCACTCAGCCGACGTGGACAGTAGGTGTGGACATGCGAGAGCTACCCGAGCCGTGGAACACGGCAGCCGAACAAGCAGGCGTCAGGCAGACGTACCGCGGCATCGGAGAACGAGCAGGCCTCTCGCACGTCACGGTGCGACGACTGATCGTCGAGGGACGAACCACCGTCTCAACGGTCAGGAAAATCGCAGACGCGCTGGGAGTCGAGCAGGCCACGATCTACGAGTGGGCAGGTATCGAGCTGTCCGAATGGGGGCCGTGGGATCCGCCGGCGTCAGCGCACAGGATGAGTCCGCGGACCCGGGCTGCTGTGGAAGAGCTGATCCGGGCCATCACCGAAGGAGACGCAGGATGGTCGGCGACCGGAAGCTCAGAAGATCCCAACCCGTCCGACGGGGGCGGTGAGGTGGTGCCGCTCAATCCTGGCCGGAACACCCGCCGAGCGGCGCGTCGAACCACATCCGAAGGGGCCGCCCAAGACGAGCGCCTCAACCAGATCGGTGAAGAATCCCAAGACCCGGGAGACGCCGAATGACCGAACCCGGCCAGCATCAGGAGACAGGCGGGGCGCCGGCCGCCCAGTGACTTGTCAGAGCTGCCGTGTTTGATCAGGACCGTGCATCACCCCTGGCGCGAGTTCCGAGCACTCAAAGACTGGACGTTGGTCTCCACGCTGCTACCGCTCGATCTGGTAGGGCTCACCGACTTCGACGACAAGACCGTCACCATCGACCGCAGACTCCTGCAAGCCGAACGGCGCTGCACCATCGCCCACGAAGTCGAACACATCCGCCGCGGCCCCGTCCCCGACGACCCAGTACTTGCGGCACGTGAAGAGACCCAAGTTGACGCCGCCGTAGCGCGACGTCTGATCCACCTCGACGCCCTCGGCGAAGCGCTCGCCTGGGCAGCGAACCTCGACGAAGCGGCCGCAGAGCTCTGGGTGGACCGACCAACCCTGCAGGCCCGGCTCGACCACCTACACCCATCCGAACGCCACTACCTCCGACGACGACTGGACACCTCACGACATGGACCCGACCACTGCACCGGACGTAAGGCAGCTGCTGCAGGCCGCCCTGAACAACTCGCTGTCTGCGCTGGCTGCCGATACCGGGCTGAGTGCCCCGAGGCTCGCCCAGCAGATGCTCCGGGCCATCCAGAACCCTGACGTGATCGCGGCCTACCCGGCGGAATGCCGCCAACTCGCCGCCCGGAGAGACGCCGCCCGGCGACGCCGGACACGGACCACCACATCCCCACAGAACGGACCGTCATGACCATCACCCTGATCCTGCTGCTCATCGTCGTGCTGCTCGCGATCATCGCCGCCAACACCACCCCCAAGCCATTCCCGTCGAAGGGCCCCCAGGGCATCCTGATCGGGCTAGGCGTGATCCTCGCCATCATCATCGCGATCAGGATGTTCCTCGGCGCTGCCTGATGGCCGTCACCGATCTCTGGTACCGGCGCGACAAGACCCCGTCGAAACGCCACGGCCGCGGCCTCCGCTACCGGGTCACCGTCCCCGGCCACCCGTCCGAGGCATTCCGCACCAAACCTGAGGCCAAGGCACACGAGGCGCTGCTGCTCACCACCGGTCCGGCCAAGCACCCCGCCGACGTGAAGGTCGGAGAACTACTCGACCTGTGGCTACGCGGGAAAGAGGGACTCTCGAAAGGCGGCAGGGACGCGGCCCGCGCCGGCGCCATGCACGCCCGCGAGCGGTGGGGCGACACCCCTGCCGCGGACGTGCTGCCGCACGAGGTACAGGCGTGGACGGCCGCCATGACCCTCACCAAGAAGGTCGACGGCATCCTGGTGCGAGTGCCGGCATCGCAGGCGTCCAGGTCGAAGGCGCTCGCGGCGCTCCGCGGCGCGTTGGCGATCGCCCAGTCGACAGGCCAGATCGAAGCCAACCCAGCAGCGGGGGCGAAGCCGGGCCGAACCGAGACCAGGCCCGCGTCGTTCGCGACACTCGAGCAGGTCGCGCGGCTCGCCGCCGCCTGCCATCCCTACGAGTCGATGGTGTGGCTGTTGGCGACCACCGGGGTGAGGCTGGGGGAGTGCTGCAGCCTGAACGTGGCCAGTGTGAGCGCACGCGGAGTGAAGTGGCGGCTGTGGGTGGCGAGGACGAAGAGCGGCCGGCCCAGGTCGGTGTCGGTTCCGCTGTCGGTGGTGGCGATGCTGAGCCTGAACCGGGACCCGGCTGCTCCGCTGTTCGTGACGCCCCGCGGCAGGCGGGTGCAGAAGGACAACTGGCGGGCGCGGGTGTTCGATCCGGGCAAGGTGAGCGCGGGCTTGCCGGACATGGTGCCGCACGACCTGCGGCACACGGCGGCGTCGCTGATGATCAGGTCGGGGGCGACGGTGAAGGACGTGCAGAACCAGCTCGGGCACGCGTCCGCGAAGATGACGCTCGACCTGTACGGCCACTGGTGGGATGACTCGATCGACGACGTGGCGGATCGGATGGAGGCGGCGCTCCAACCCGTTCTTACCCAGAACGTACCGCCCCGGGTCTGACTTGGGGTTATGCGTCCCTGACACGGAAGAGGTCACTGGTTCGATCCCAGTGTCGCCCACCATCTAGTGGCTAGGCATTTTGCCTAGCCATTCCGTGTTTCTGGGTCGTGGAGTGCGCTTCCGTGTGCCGGAATGTGGCGGACTGTGCGTGATTCTCAGCCGTTACCCGGTACGCCTGCGGCTAGGGCGGGGGCTACGAGGGCGCCGGCGCGCGTGTACCCGAATCGTACCGATGCGCCTGCTGCCAGTTGTCAACTAGATAGTTCGGGGCCTACTTCACCTTTCCGACCACTTGACAACATGTGCAGGCCGGGATAGTATCTACGTAACAACTTAAGAGAGGGGGTGAGACCTTGGACAAGGATCTGCGGAAGATCCTCAAGGAGGCCGAGAAGCAGGGCTTCGAGGTACGACACACCAGCGACGGACACCCGATGGTGTACCGCAACGGCGAGTTCGTAACCCAGTCAGCGACCAGTCCCAGCGACCGGCGAGGACAGAAGAACCTGATCGCAGCGCTCAGGCGCTACGGATTCAAGTGGCCTCCACAAAGGTGACACCGGGCAGGTGGGGAGCAAACCAAGTGCCCCCCACCTGCCTCCGCAGATTACCCCCCAACATCAGAGAGGAGAACATGGTGGAGATGCACAACCTAACCGTCGAGCTCGACGCCAGCAGGGACGACGCGGCCGGCGACTTCGGCCGCCGCCTCGTGGAGCAGTTCGGCGACTATCACCCGGTGGTCACCAGCTCGAGCCTGGGCCGTGCCGAGCTTATCGTGTCGCTTCCGGCCGAAGATGTGTGGCAGGCGGCCACGACCGCGCGGGCCCTGTTCCGGGATCTTCCCGTGACCCGGGTGCAGGTCGAGACGTCGACCGACTTCGATCGGCGTAGTGCGGCCGAGGTGCCGCCGCTGATGTCGGTGACGGAGGTCGCCGAACGGTTGGGGTTGACCAGGGCTGCGGTGCAGCGTCGGATCGACACGGGGACTCTGCCCGCGGTCCGGGTCGGGCAGACGTGGGCTGTGCCGGCCGCGGCCGTCGAGTAGCCCCGGGACGCAGAAGAGCGCCCCCGCCCATGTCGGGCGGGGGCGCTCTGTCGGCTCGACCACCTATGGTCTCGTCCATGGCCAGGCCTCGTCGTGAGCCGCCCGCGTGGGCGGTAGCGAACTCGGAGTTGGGCGCGTTCCTTCGTGCGAACCGGGAGACGGTCGAGGAGTGGGATGTGATCGACCGGCACGTGCCGTTGGGGCGGGGCTGCCAGGCGTGCGGTGAGCTGTGGCCATGCAGCGAGATCCGCACGCTGGCCAGCAGATGGCGGGACCGGCCCGGATGGCGCCCGGAGTGGTCCTGACCTACGCAGCCCCCGCCACGTACGCGGTCAGGTAGTGCGCCGCGTGCCGGTCCAGGGCACCCCTCGCGCGGTCGTACCGCTCGGTCATGCGGGGATCGGCATGGCGGGCGGCAGACTGGACGTCGCGCAGCGGCACCCCGGCGTCCAGGGAGAGCGTGACGAAGGTGTGGCGCAGGGTGTGCGGGTGGATCGGCTTGTCGATCCCGGCCTTGCGGGCGAGCTGCTGCACCCACCTGTACGCGCCGCGGCGGTCGAGCCGCTGCCCGTCGGCGCGGAGCAGGAGCGGACCGGTGGTGCGGTCGCCGGCGGCGGTGTCGATCGCGCGGCCCACCGGCACCGTGATCGGCATCGTGGCGGGCTTGGCTCCTTTCCCGACGATGGTGAGGGTGCGGTAGCCGCGCTGCTCGCCGTGGGTGTCGCCGATGTCGATCGAGCAGGCCTCTGAGACCCGCAGCCCGAGCAGGCCGAGCAGGGAGATCAGCGCCCACCGGTCCGGGCTGGCGGCCTTGGCGGTCTGGAGGAGCGTGGCGAGTTCGAGGCGGGACAGGCCGACCAGGCGGGACTCGTCGCGCTGGATCCTCGGGACGTTGAGCCGTTCGGCCGGGGACCGGTCGACGTAGCCTTCGGCGGCGCAGTACCGGTAGAAGGTCCGCAGCATGGTGAGGCGGGCGTTGACGGTGCCGGTGCCGTTGTGGCGTTCTTGCTCGAGGTAGTGCCGGAACAGTTCGAGGTGGGTCCGGGTCAGCTGCAGCGGGTCGAAGCCGTGTTGGGCGCACCAGGTGTACAGCACGCGGATGTGGCACCGGTACAGGGCAAGGGTGTTCCCGCGATACTGGGTCAGGAACCCAAGCGCGGCGAGCTCGGCCGCGGTGGGTGTGGTGGTGACGATGGTCAGGGTAGGGTTCGGCACAGCGTGCTCCTCAGGTTAGGTCTGAGCGGGGACGTCAGGGCCTGTCCGGTGTTCGCAGCACTGGGCGGGCCCGTCCTCGTTGTGGACGTCTCACTGTACGCCGGCGGCTGGGCACGAAAAAGGGTGCCCCGCGCCAGCCGGGGGGATTGGCTGGCGCGGGGCCGGTTCGGGGTCCCTATACCGGGACGAAAGGGTCAGGCCGGGAAGATCGTCCCGCCGACCGTGCGCGTGTATGCCGACTGTGCTCCGGTGTAGGCGGTGTAGTTGGGCTCGATGACGAGTCCCGCTATCGCCATGTCTGCGATGTCGGTGTTGTCGCAGTAGACCCTGCCGCCGTTGTCGGCGCCGCCGAGGTTGTTCTGGACGTAGACGCCGCGCCCGGTGTTGGTGATGTTGATGGCCCAGTTGTCGGTGACGTGGGCGGTCAGGATGTAGTTGTGCGTCGCATACGCCTTGCCGGACGAGAGGATTCCGTTTGCCCCGTTCGCCTCGATCCAGTTGCCCCGGATCTTCACTGGCGAGAGGACCGCAGCCCCCACGGAGATGCCGTTGCCGGTGTTGTTCTGGATGGTGGAGTCGATGACGCTCATGCCGGACGAATAGCCGGTCGAGCCGGGCTCCACATGCACGCCGTCTCCCGTGTTGAGTTCGCTCAGGGAGTCCCGCACGATGGTGGCGTTGCATGACAGCGCATGTATGCCGTGCCCGCCGCAATATCGGGCGGTGAGTCCGCTCAGTCGGGCGGCTTGGCACCCGTCGAGGTAGAACCCATCGCCGGTGGCGCCGGACACCCACACGTTGTCGAAGGAGACGCCGGGCGTGTTCAGGTGGGACCCGTAGATGCCGCGGAGAGCGATGCCGGCGCAGTCGAGGCGAAGGTTAGCCAGCCGCAGGACAGCCGTGTTCGCAGCCGCCATGAGCGGCTTCCCGGCCAGCCCGGGACCGGCCTTGATCGTGGCCCCGGCGAAGTCGTAGAAGCCGCTGGCGAGGGTGATCGTGTCGTTGACGAGGTAGTCGGCACCGGACGCACTGGCAATACCGCCGGAGGCGAGGGATGCCCGGAGTTCGGTAGTGTCGTCCGTTACTCCGTCGCCTATCGCGGTCACGCCGCTGATCCGGGCAGGCTTGTGGGCCAAGCCTCTGCCGTCGTCCACGACACGCCGAAGACGACAGCATCATTCAGTGCCCAGTTACCCGCCATGCCCCTGGTCTCCATATTGGAGACCGACGACATGTTGCCCAAGACGCCTACCGATCCAGCCGTGGTGCAGTAGCAGGGACCGTAGCTGACATACCTCGTCGCCTTGAATCCGGTCGGCGTCGCGTAGACTGTGAGTGGACTGACCCGAGTCCCCGACGCCGCGGCCCGAAGGATCTTTCCTCGCATCCACACCGTCTGATTGACCCGGCGAATTTCCAGATAGTCGGAGACCGTCCAGTCCGACCCGATGCTGGCGGCGATGTTGCGCCAGCCGGTGTCACCGTCGAGGATCTTCCAGTCCGCGCTCGTGGTGCCGGTACTGATCCACAGGCGGGCGCCGAGGGTCTGTGCGGTGTCTGCGTACACCTGCCCGAGGGCCGTGGGGGTGACGACGCCGACCGGCGACCCTGATCCGCGCCGATGGTTGGACAGCGCTGCATAGGTGGACGAAAGGGCCGCCGAGGTCTCCGTGGTGGGCATGGTGATCTGGGCGGCCATCACGGCGTCGATCTCGGCCAGTTGAGCAGCAGTCTCCGCGAGCGCGCCCTGCGCCGCCGTGGCATACGAACCGGCCGGCTGCGCCCCGATCACGTCCCGCGCATCCGCAGCCGTCTCCGCCTGCACAACCGCCTTACCCGCCGTACCCGCATCAGTCAGCTCAGCGACCGTCGACGCCCCAACCACCCCGTCAGGGATCTGCTCGAGCGGAACCTTCGCCGCGGCGTCCAGCGACGCCACCCCGCCCGCGACACCCTTCGCGTACATCGGTGCCGGCACTGTTGGGCTACCCGGCGGCACCTCGATCGTGCCCAGATTGATACCCGGGATCGCCGTGTCGAGATGGGACAGCAGCGGCGTGATCGCGTACTGCTTCCCGGCCCCCGACGCCAACGCCTCCTTCACTGTGACGCTGTAGCCGGTCTGCACGATGTCCGGATCGTCCGAGGCGGGGAACCGGGTGCAGATCAGGGCCGGCACGATGGTGTCGGACCACCACACATCCCAGGCGGAGCCGTCGAAACTGGGCTCGTTCGCCTCGTCGTAGGCGCGCCACGCGGCCCGGATCGACTCCCGGACCGTGCTGTCCTGGTCGCCGGTGCTTCCGACCGTGACGGCGACGGTGGCGCCCTCGGGGTAGATGATGCGGCCATCGACGCGGGTGATCCGGGACGACACCGAGAAGGACACGACGCCCGGGGTGGGCTGGTTCGTGACCGGGTTCAGGTAGATGCCCCACACGGGGATGAAGTCCCAGCGGCTGGACGGGTTGGCCATCGGTGCCTCCTACGGCGAGGGTCGGGATGTCTGGATGAGGTGGGCGGCGTCGCGGCAGGCGTCCGCGACCCAGGGATGGCCGGGGAAGGCTGTCCGGATCAGGTGCTCTGCCTGTGCGAGTCCGGCGATGGTGCGGGACCGGTCAGGCGTCGGCCGGGTCAGTGGAAGGTTCGCCATCGTTCCGGTCGGGGAGGGGGATGTGCTTTCCGGCGAGGGTGTGGGTGCAGTCACTGAGGTACTCCCAGACGCCGGCGCGGACGAAGCTGTGGCAGATGGTCTGGCCGCCCGGCTCGATCTGGTGGCTGGGCTTGTGGAAGCCCTCCCCGGGCCTCCACTGGACGCCGCGCACCTTGACGGACGGGCTGAGCGTCGGCGCGTCGAGGTTCCCGTCCCACTCCCAGGTGGGGCCGGGCGGGGCGCCCGGGTCGCGGCCGACGACGACCATGTGCGGCTCGTCGCAGCCCGGGCACCACAGCCCCAAGTAGTGCACGCCGTCCGAGGAGACAGCCTTCTTCGCGATCACGAGCCGGCGTCGGCTTTCGGCAGGACCGGGACCGGGGTCAGGGAGAGCGCAGCCAGGATGAACGTCGACACGGCCGAGGCGGCCGCGGCGGCCAGGATGGTGCCCCAGTGGACGTCGGAGAGCAGGGCCAGGCCGGCGGTGGCGCCGACGACGTACTGGCCGTACTGGCGGACGGCGCGCTGCAGCGCGACCTGCCACCAGGGCCCGGTGCCGTCCGGGAGGCCGGCGAGCGCGGACGCCGCGGCGACCACGACCACGAACCCGACCGACAGCAGCGCCGGCAGCCACGCCGAGGCCGGGTCAGCGAACAGGCTGGGGATGACCGGTACCAGAGCGGCGCCGGCGGTACGCAGCAGCATCCACGCGATCGACCGCCAGAACGCGGCCTTGAAGATGTCGGACACGGTCAGCTCCTCTCGGGCCATGCGTAGGTGTGCGGGCCCTCGCCGTGGGGCACCGAGGTGGCCCACAGGGTGAAGTTGCCGTCGATGAATACCTGGCCCTGGACGGCCGAGTCAGGGCTGCTGCCCCAGACGCGGACGATCATCATCGGGTAGACGTCGCCCTCGTAGGCCGGGTTGGCCTGATGGGTCATCGGACCGCGGAGGGTGTTGATCTGCGCGGCGTCTTGTTCGGTCAGGGTGTAGTGGACGATGCGTCCGATGGTCGGGATCATGGCTCCTCCTAGAGCGTGCTGTTGGTCTGGATGGGGATGTTGACGGCGGTGATGACCAGCGCGTGGTCGGAGCCGCTGGACGGCCTCACGTTGTAGCCGCGCCAGTCGACCGGAGTCAGGTGGTCGGAGTGGATGCGGTCGGTGATCGCCTTGCCCTGGTAGGTCTTGGCGTCGCGGGTGCTGCTGTTCGCTGCCTTCTCGCGCGCGTCGTCCCAGCCGGGCAGCCAGGCGTTGTCGTTCACACCGTCTCCGCCAAGGATGCGCGGGCCCTGACTGAACTTCCGGATCGCCGCGATCATCTGCGACATCTGCGAGCGCTGCTGGGCGTCTGTCGAGCGGCTGTTGGGCGTCAGGTGATAGGAGCCGAACACGACCTGCTGCCCCGTCTTCCCGTCCTTCAGCACGCAGATCTGGCCGCCTTGGTAGCTGATGCCCTTGAAGTCAACCTCGGTCTCTGCGGTCTCGGTGAGCCGGTCGGAGTCCCACATGATCGCCTGCGCGCCACGGGGACGAACCAGCCAGCGAGCGCCACCGCCCGGCATGGCGGCCCGCAGCACGTCGCGGATCGCCTCCGGGCACTCGTTGAGCAGGTAGACGTCCGCCTTCGCCTTCGCTGCCGTCTTGCCGAGCGCGGTAGCACGGGAGGCGGTGAGCGGCTTCGAGCCGGTCAGCGCGGGATCCATCGTGTTGAACGTCGCGACCCGCAGAGCAAGCACCGTGGGAGGCGTCGGAGTGGGGTCGGGCGTCGGGGCGGGAGTGGTCGCGGTGACCAGTGCGTGCCATGTCAACGGCCCGTCCACGCCGTCAGGGACAAGGCCGTGCGCCTTCTGGAAGGCCTTCACGTTGGAGTAGCCAAGCTCGGCGAGACGGGCAGCCAGGGCGGCCGCACGGTGCTTGTCCTTGGCCCGGTAGTACCGGAAGTGCCACGCCTCCGACGGCACGGTCCGGAACCAGCCGTACTCCTGCGCGCGGATCCCCTCGCCACCGCGGACGCTCATCGTCGAGCCGCCAGCGACCATCCACACCTGCAGCGGGCTCTTGCGGGTCACGTCGATCGCCAGGCCGGACTCGTGCAGGCTGTGGCCCGGCTTCGCAGCGAGGTTGCCGCCGTGGTGGAGGTAGGCGTCGTAGAGTGCCGCCTGCTGCGCCCTCGTTCGCCCAGCAGCCACCAGCCCCGGCAGGTTGCCGCTGTCGGCGACCATGCGCAGGTACGACGCTGCAGCATCACCGGCAAGCCAGAACTTGCCTCCGATCGAAGTCGCGCCAGCGACCATCACTGCACCTCCTCGTCGGTTCCGTCCTCGGGCTCATCGATGGGTGGGGTCCAGCCGTCGAGTTCGGTGTCCTGCTCCTCGCGCTGGGCGATCAGATCCGCATCGGATTCAGGCATGGTGAAGCGCCCCTCTCTCGGGGTTGGTGGTGATGGGTCAGTCGGTGCCGCCGACAGCGTCTTGCGGCCAGAGTTCAGCGTCGAGGTGGGGCAGGATCTGCTCGGGCGGCTGCGGCATCTCTCCCCGCTGGTCCTTCGCCAGCCACAGGCCGATCCGGTTGATGAACGACGCCGCAGCGGTCAGCTTGTCCAGCGCCTCATCCTTCGCGGCCTCCACGGCTCCGATGCGCTCTTCGAGCTTCCCTACCCGGGAGTAGAGCTGGGCGAGGATGCCGCCGAGGGCGACGATGAACGCGATCAGGATGCCGTCGTTGATGTCGACCAGCGGGCCGCGGATGTTGGGCGGCAGGGGGATTTGCACGCCTGCGGCGATGCCGGCGATCAGGGCGACGATGACGAGGACTGGAAGTACCCAGAGGGGGCGGGCGGTCAGGATCAGCTTGATCTTGGTCATCGCGTCACCGCTTGTAGGTGATCCGCAGCTGCAGCGGGGTCGCAGCGTCCGTCCAGCACCCACCCGGGTCAGACACCGGATAGCCGATCCACAGGCCCCTCGCCGTCCCGGCGAAGATCGAGGTGATGTCGACCGTCACCTTCCACCGGGACGTCGTGTTCTTCTCGAACTCGACCGCGGTACCAGACGGCACCGTGGTGTCGGCAGCCACAAGGTCGTTCGCGCGGATCGCGCCCATGATCCACGCGTTGTCCTCGAACGGGTCGAGGTACAGGATCGCTTCAACCTTCTCGATCGTGGCGCCCGCCAACGCGGACGGGATCGACTTGTCCGTCTCACCCAGCACCGCCGTGTCGAGGAACAACGCCTGCGCCCACTGCGCCCCGGAGGAACCCCACCCGAGATGGTCCCCGGCACCGATCGGGACGGCGCCGTTCAGCAGCACACTCGACGGGTTCCACGTCGACACCCTGCGGATCACCGTGTTGTCGACGCCCGCGTTCCCGACCGGCAGACCAGAGTCGTACAGCAGCATCTGCACCGGGGTCGTCGCCTCGACCTGGGACTTGATCACGAACGTGCCCGACCCGCTCGCCCGGTAGGCGGTGAGCAGGAACCGGACCTCCCGCAGATCCGCCACCTGGTCGGCGGTGTCGAACTCGATCGCGATCGGCTCGACCTTCGTCTGGTACGTCGTCGCGTGGTAGGCGCGCGTGGAAGCGAACAGGTCGCTCGTCGTGGACACCGCCGTGCCGTCGTAGGCGACCCTCACGTTGTAGTGCGTGATGCACCCAGACGCGGACGCCACCGCGTAGAACGACGGCAGTTCGAACCGGATCTGGCGGCCCTTCGGCAGCACTGCCCGGAACTCCATGTAGGCGGTCTCGGTCGACCCGATGCTGGCCGAGTCGGTCGTCTTCGCCGCCCTGCCGATCAGGCCCTGCGGCAGCGCCGCCAGGATGTCGTCGAGCTCATCACCGGCCACCATCAGTACCTCCGTGTCGAGTGCTTGGAAGCTGGCAGCGCCAGTCCCGAGGATTGAAGCCAGACGGTTCCCGTCCCCGTCGGTGAGGGTGAACACGTCGCTGTCGCCGGTGCCCAACTTGATGACCGGCACCACACCGGCAGCGGTGAGGGCGTAGGCGAAGAAGCCGTTGTACTTCAGCTCCACATGGTTCCCGGCGGCGGGCCCGACCCTGACGGTTTCGCCGGCGTCCAGTTCGCCGGTCAGGATCTGCCCGGCCGACTCCGGCGTCCCGGACGCGACCAGAGACGGCCCGGACGCGTTCCCTGACAGGTCGAGCGCAACCAGCCGGGCGAAGTGTTCCACGCCATAGGAGAGGCCGGATAGCGACACTGTGCCGGCGCCGAGGAACCGGTCCTTGATGCTCCACGACACCCCGTCGGTGGAGATCTCGACCCGGCACAGCGCGAAGTCGGGAGGCATCCCGTCACCGGCACTGTCCTGGCCGTCCCAGCCCACCACGAGAGTCCCGAGGTAGGGGTACACGGTTGGTGTGGACGGCGTGTTGGGGGAGTCGGAGTCGACACCGAACGAGATCTCGACCTGCGCCGACTGGAGTCCGGTCTCGGTGGTGGTCACACCGACCGCCTGCACCGCGAACAGCCACGTCGAGCCGACCTCGAACGGCTCCGTGACTACCGACACGCCTGTCGCCTGGGTCACGCGACGCCACGTCGACGCGGGCGTGGTTTGCGGCTGCCCCCACAGTTCGTAGCCCTGAACATCCAGCTGGGTGCCGTCGGTCGCGGTCGTCACCTCATCCCAGGATGCCGACAGGCGCCCCTGATGGTGGCCCCACACGTCCAGGTACAGCGACTGGTCGAGGGTGAGACCGGTCGGCGCGGCAGGCTGCCGGGTGTCGATCAGAACCTTCGGGGTGGCGCCGTTCCCGGACACGCCGCTCGTGCCGTCGGTGATCGCCGACACGCGGCCGGCCAGCGCAAGGTCTGCGCTGGTGAACCGGTCACCCAGCACCACATTCCCCGACAGGCCGCCCTGTTCGTCCCTTGTGATCGTGATCTGCATCACCCGCAGCACCTCATCGGCTGACGCGCCGGGCGCGGTCACCCAATCCCCGACCTGGTAGTCGCGGAACGGCAGGAAGCAGCCTTCCTCGTCGCTCATCGTCAGGGTGCGGGTGTACTGGCCCTTGATCCGGTTCCGGTCGGCAAGCTCAGCCTGCCCGGCATCCTCGAGGTCGTCCTCGTCGGTGACACCAGCACAGTCGAGCATCGCCTCCCACCGGCCGTAGTGCTCCGGCACCGCAGGGTCGGTCTCGGTGACCTTGTGCTTGCCGTCGCCGCGGACGAGGAGCCGCGCGACCCTGTCAGCTTGCGACGTCTTCGACGGGGCATCCGACAGCTCCGAGCCGTACCTCAGGTGCACCGTCGCGGACCGGTCGACGAACCCGCTGTTCGGGTTGTAGATCCGCAGGCCGCGGCCGCGGGTCCGCCAGTCGCACAGCTCGTTCTTCGCGAACGTCGCGAGCCGGTCGCGGAGCGGCTGCCCGGCCGGGAACGCGCGGCCGTCCACATCCTTGCCCAGCTGTTTCGCCCACACCTCGCCAGCCGAGTCCGTCGTCGACGTCCACGAGTCCCGCAGCACAGGCACCGCGGGGCCAGGGCGGGCGTCGTGCTCGTCCAGGAGCCGCTTCACGACGTCCCCGACGTCGGAGGTGGACCAGAAGACGCGCATGCCGGCGTACTTGCTCTTCGAGCCCTTCAACTCGGCCAGGTTCAGGTCGCAGATCTTGTTCAGCAGCCACGACCACGACGGCAGGTTCAGGTCGCGGGCCAGCGCCGGATCGGTCCGGTCGTAGTCGTCGCCCACCATCAGGAACCGGGCATTGTCCGGCTCGACCCAGCCGTCCGGGTCGTCGCCCCAGTTGACTTCGAGGGCCACGTCGAGGCCGGCGTCCAGGCCGCGGGCGGCGATCGCGCCGTTCTCGGCGATCTCGGAGTACTTCAGGTTGAGGGCGCCGTCGTCGTTGTGGACGATCGACGCCTGCCACGACAGCGCTTCGGGGAGCAGGCCCAGCGGCGTGTCGGTGCCGGGGTTGTAGGCGCGCAGGCGCAGGTCGTAGCTCACAGGTAGCTCCCCTGCGCGCGGACGGCAAGCTTCGTTGCGGCGGTCTTCGCGCTGCCGGACGCGGACAGCAGCACCTTCCGGGTCGTCGCTGTCTGCACGACGGGCCACATCTGCAGCCGGCCGGCCGCCGGGAAGCTGACCGCGGCCGACACGTCGGTTCCGCCAGCAACCCAACTGTCGGGGTCGGTGGACACTCGGCCGGTGAGCGGGCGCGGGCGCAGGAACAGGTACTGGCCGGCGTCGATGCTGCCGGGCCACGACATGCCGGTGCCGCTCAACGGATCGGTCACGTACGGGTTGGTGCAGGGCCCGGTGATGCGGATCGTCGCGTCCGGAACAGGACCGGTGGATCCGGACAGGCCGGGGATCTCGACGCTGGCCAGGTCAGTGGAGAAGTCGATGTCGTCGCCGGTCACGACGGGGGAGCGGAAGAACACGCCGGGGATGGCGAGAAGGACCGTGCAGGTTGCGGTCTGGCCGACGATGAAGTCGCTTTCGCTGATGGACACCAGGTCGGCTTTCGCGGCGGTCTCCAACCCTCCCGACACCCTGCCCAGCAGCAGCGTGGGCTGGGTGAACAGGGCCCGCGCCTGGTTCGTCTTCTCCTCCAACTCCGCCTGGTCTGCGCAGTTCCATTTCGGGCTGATCGTGACCTGCGGCTCGTCGAACACGACACGGGCCGGGCTGGTGGTGCCGTGGACTCCCGGGATGGTGATGGGGGAGCGGCGGGTCGTCACGTTGGGCCGCCACACCGAGATGTCGGTGAGGAAGGCGCCGAGCGCTTCGTCGAGGTCGTAGCTGTTGAGCTTCCACGTGATGTCACCCATCAGTTGCCGAACCTTCCCACCGCTGCGGCGGTCTGCAACGCCCGGTTCGTGGTGATGGAGGCAGGCTCTGCGACCGGGTTCACCGTCGTCACCTGCACCGTCACGGACGGGCCCTGCGACGGGGTCCGGGCGTACTGCTGGTAGTCCCGCAGACCGCCGTCGGCGTTACGCCACTCCACGGTCCCGCCGAGCCGGCCGACGGTTTCGGTTGCGATCTCGCGGGACCGGTCCCGCTTCGCCGGATGGCCCGACACGAACGCCTCCCACGGGCCGGCGCCCCACTCCGACCAGCGGATGCCGCCGCCACGGTTCGTTTCGATGCGGGGCTGCTGCGACCCGATCGACGGCTTGAAGAACCCGCCGGACTCGAAGGACTTGATGACGGCGTTACCGGACCGGGTCAGGATCATGCCGTCGGCGCCGTCAGCGGAGAACGCCGGGCCGCCGTTGATCCGGTACCGGACCTTCGCCAGCACCGTCACCGTCAACGTCGACTTCGTCAGGTACGGCTTGGCCGGCAGAGGCTTCGGGGCCGGCTTCCACGCCTTCCACGCCGCCCGCGCCTTGTCGATGCCGCCCAGCTCGGCGATCGTGCGGATCTCGGTCTGCACCGACTTGGGGGCGCCCTTCACGCTCGTCATGAAGTCGTCGACGTCCTTCTTCGACGGCCGCGCCCCCGGGGCGAGGATCGGCACATCCACCTGGTCGGGGAAGTCCTTCAAGATGTTGTCGAGCTCCTCCGCCTCCTTCTTCGTGGTCGTCAGGCCGGGCGCTCCGAACGTCGGCCCTGACTCGTCCGACAGCCCGACGTAGATGTTCGCGAGAGCCTCAGCCTCGTCGCGGGTCTTCCCGCCGTACACGTAGGCGTCGGCGAGCTTGTCGCGCCACTTCTGCGTGGCCCGCTCGATCGTGACGGTCTCCGCCCCGGCAGCCTTCAGCGAGTCCAGGTAGGTGTTCGCCTGGGATGCGATGCCCAACACCTGCGTGTTGTTCCGCTGCCCGCCGGCGCTCTTCAGGCTGAACCCGCCGCCCTTCTTCATTCCGCCTTCCTTGTACGGGTCGAACGCCGCCTGGAAGGTCTGCACCACACCCAGCTCGTTGCCGCGCAGCGCGAGCGCTTTCGCATGGAAGTTCTCGATGGCCTTCACCGCGTCGAGTGCCGAGTCGGACACTCCGGCGAACGCCTTCTGCTGGTCGGTGAGGCTGTCGACCATGCTGCCTCCGGCCGCGGTCGCCTTCTGCACGGCGGCGGGGATCTTGCCGCCCATCCAGTCGACGTACTCCTGCTCGGAGATCTGGCCTTGCAGGCCGAGCCCTTGGGCGACCAGGTCGAGCTGCTGGCGGTAGTCGTCGAAGGTGGGCAGGACTTTCTCCATCGGCACGCCGGCCGCGGCGGCGGCGTCAGCGATGCTGCGGAACCCGGCGGCCGCCGCTTCCGCGTTACCGGACGCGGCGAGATCGGCCAGGCCCCGGTCGTACTGGTCGAGCTGCTGCTGGATCAGCTTCAGCGACCCGGTGCCGGTCAGCAGGTTCGACGCCCACTCGGCCGAGTCGATGTTCCACCGGTTGTTGTCGCCGTACATCTGCCGGAACGCCTCTTCCAGGGACGAGATCCGGTCGGTGCTTCCCGATCCCGGGAACGTCACCTCGGGCACGTCGATCTGGATCTGGTACGTCTTGCCCTGGTTGAATGCCTCGAGGATTCCCTTGGAGATGTCGGAGGCCTTCTGTTGGGTCTTCGACGCGGCATCCTCCAGCGCGGCGCCGTAGGCGTGGAGGGCGACGGTCACGGCTCCCACAGCCAGCCCGGCCACGCCGAGTCCGCGGAGCGCAGCGGCCGCCTTCGGTGCGTCGGCCGCCAGGTTCGCGTACGACGCGGCCAGGTTCGACACGACACCGATCGCCTTCATGGTGGCCCCGCCGACGAGCAGGGTTGCGGCTGCCGCGGCCGCCAGCTGAACAGCCCCGTTCTTCACCGGCCCGGGCAGCGACTCCCACGAATGGGCGAACCGGGCGAGCTGATCGGCGCCCTGCGCAACCACCGGAAGCAGCGAGGCGCCCATGTCGATCGCAGCATCCTTGATGTTGTTCCACGCGATCTCGACCCTGGCGGCCGCGGTCTGCTGCCGCTTCTGGTACTCGATGAGGAGCGCGGTGCCCTTACCCATCTCGTCGTTCGCGTAGCCGAGCTGCTCGGCCAGCAGCTTCCCGGACTGGCCGGCACTGTTCGCGGCGCCGGCGAGACGGCGAAGCACATCGGTCTGGTAGATGCTCTTGATGCCCAGCTGGTCGAGAACCTTCGTGACCGACCCGCCGGACTGCTGCACCGAGGCGAGCTTCTCGATGAACGCCTGCACGGCACCGGACGCGTCGTCCCGGAACGCCTGCGGCCACTCGTCACCCATCAGGGCGGTGAGCGCCTTCAGTTTCGATCCCGACCCGGACACGATCCGGTCCAGCGTGATGAACGTCCGCGACATGGCGGTGCCGCCCGCCTCCACGTTCATGCCCGTCGAGGCGATCGCGGACGCGTAGCCCATCAGCTGCGCCTCGGTCAGGCCGATCGCCCTGCCGGCGCCCGCGAGCCGCTGCGACAGTTCGACGATCTGCGATTCGGTCGAGGCGCCGTTGTTGCCGAGCCGGACCAGGACAGCGCCCAACTTGTCGACCTTGTCGGGCGCGGTGCCCATGATGATCATCAGCTGGGCGATCGCCGTCGACGCCTCGTCCGCGGACAGGTTCGTCGACTCGCCCAGCATGATCATCGTCCGGGTGAACTTCGCGATGTCCTGCGTTGCGACACCCAGCTGGCCAGCGTTCGCCGCCACACTCGCGATCTCGGTGTGGCTCGCGGACATGGTGCGTGCCAGGCCGCGCAGCTGGCCTTCGAGCGCGTCGATCTGGTCCCGGGTCCCCGACACTGTCTTCGCGACGCCGGCGAAGTCGGACTGCCACTGGATCGCGGCTGTCGTGACCAGTGCGAGGCCGCCGGCGATCAGGGTGCCGGTGCGGAGCATCCCGGACCCGACCCGGTCCCAGTCCTGCCGGTTCTTCACCGCAGCCTTCGACACTTCGGCGGACATGTCGCGGGTGGCTTTCGCCATCTGCAGGACCTTCGCGATGTAGCGGTTGTTGTCGGCGTCGAAGATCGCGGCGACGGTGCGGGACGTCACAGACAACACCCCCTTCGGCGGTTCAGGTGATGCGGCGGGCCGCCTTCAGCGCTTCGGCGCGGGTTACAGCCCACGCGACGACCCGCCGGTACGGCCGGTCGGTGTCCTTGTGCTGCTCGCGCCACATTTCGACGGCCTTGCACTGGCCGCACACCTGCTCGTCGACCATGTAGGCCTGGTCGTGGCTGGTGGTGACGTCGAGATAGCCTCCGCAGCCGGTGCAGCGGACTTCTTCGTTGTGGAGGTGGGCCAGGATGATGGCCCGGTCGACGGGGTCCCACTCGGGGGTGGGACGCCACCCGTCAGGTGTGGAATGCCAGGTGGGTTCCCAGCCCAGCCAGCGGCGTGGCGGGATCCCGAGCCGGATACAGGCCTCTACCTCTTGGCGCGTCCCCGGCTCTCGGAGCGCCTCGGCGAGAAAGGAAGCACCACCGAGGACCGGTTGTGGTTGAGGACGGCAGTCTCGAGCATGTCCCGGTCGCCGTGCGAAAGGACCTTCTCCACCAGGTCGGGCCAGGTCAGTTCGAGGTCTTCGCCGCCGATGGTGGTGGTGCGAATGTAGGCCTCGCTGCACAGCGCGGGCAGCGCCTGCTGGGTGTCGACCTGCCCGTCGTCGCCGCGGCACGACTGGATGATCTGCTCGTAGCGGGTCGGGACGAGCCGGCGGAACACGACCACGATCGTCGCCTCGTCAGCCCGGTCGCGGGCCTTCTGCAGTTCGGCGTCGCACGCGCGAATGTCGGCGTCGACGTCGGCGACCGGGTTCGAGGACAGCCGGCGGTCTCCCGGGTTGTCCTTCATTTCGGCCAGGACAGCTTCGCGTCGGCTGCGGAGCTGGTCGAGCCGCACCGCGAGGCTGGTGATCTGTTCGGCGAGGTCCTCGTCGAGGCACAGCGCCTCGCGCAGGATCGAGTCCTCGGTGCGGCGCAGGGCGCGCTCGCGGAGGTCGGAAAGCGACATCAGGTTCCCCCTCGGGTGAGAAAGCGGGTAGGGGTGAAGGGTGGCGGCTGGCGCCGGTGTGCGCTCACCCCAGACACACACCGGCGCCAGGCATCAGGCAAGGACGGGCACGTCCTGGTAGGTGGGTCCGGACACGAACGGCTTGATCGTCGAAGCGAACTTGCCGCCTTCCTGCGTCGGATCCACGCTGACGCGGTTCCGGGCACCCAGCTTGATCGTGTAGATGTCGACGATCTGCGCTGCGACGACGGCGTCGCCCTCGGCGAGGCCGCGGCGGTCGACGAGGAAACCGGAGCTGTTCGGAACGAGGACGGTGTACGCCTTGTACTTGGTGGCGTTGTCGGGGTCCTGCGGGTCGTACACGACCTCGATCGGGTCGATCGACACCTGGTTGCGGCCCGGGTTCTCGTACTGGTCCACGCTGGACAGGCGGACGTCCTGGCTGCTGTTCTGGGTGCCCTGCGGGTTGAAGCCGCGGATCGCGGTCTGTACCGCGACACCGGCGGTCATCTCGGCGACCGTGACGCCGGTGGCGGGGTTCGCGATCGACGGCACGTACCAGAGGCCTTCGTTGCCGAGGACGGACACGCCGTCGGGGAACACTGCGGTCATGTCAGTTCTCCTTCTTGGGTTCGGTCACGGGCTTGCCTGCGGGCTTGCCGGGCTCGACGACAGGCGCGTCGGTCTTGGACTCGGCGGGCTCGACGACGGGCTTGCGGTAGCCGTCCGTGGTCGCCGGATCGTCCTTGACGATCGTCAGCGTGTCGTCGGCTGCGGCGAGGCTCTTCGGCCACGCGTAGGTGTGCACGGTGCCGTCAGGGTCAGTGCGCTTGACGGTCACCATCTGGCTGGACATCAGTTGCCTCCAAAGGGTCGGGTGTAGCGGAACACGAGGGTTTGGGAGATGCGGCGGTCGCCCGACTCTCCGGTGGGAAGAAGGTCGCCCGCCTGCACCTGGGCGAGCGGGGTGAAGTTGCGGTCGTTCTTGACGCGCCACCCGACGAGTTGGGCACGGACCGCGTCGACGGCGGCACGGAGCCCGTCCGTGGTTCGGGCGATCACGACGAGCCGGAACGTCACCGTGTCGTCGACGGGACGGGCGGCCAGACGGGCCAGCGGCGCCACAGGGGCGCCGTCGTACAGGACGGCGTACTGGTTCGGCGGGGTCGTCGGTTCGGCGTCGTAGCAGGCCACCGTCGGTGTGGCAGCTGTGACGCGGGCACGGACCGCGTCCGCGTCCGCAGCGTTCACTGGAACGGCTCCCGCGCGGACCGCTCGAGGGCGGTGAAGAACGCCGGCGCGACACGGTCCTGCGCCGGCCCCATGAACGCGCGCGGCGCCATCTTGTAGGTGCCGAACTCGAGGTACGGCGCGTACTCGGTGGTAGGTCCGACCACGGCACGGGTCGCGGTCTCCATGTCGACCCCGATGCTGTTCATGGTGGCGCCGGTATCCACCGGGCAGAACTGCTTCGCGATCGCCTCACAGTCGAACGCTGTCTTCCGGACGATCCGGGCCGACTGCAGCTGGACCCTGGCTGAGGCGTGAGACAGGTCGACCGAGAGCCGGTTCAGCTGGCTGGTGTCAACCGTCCACATCTACGCCTCCTCCGGGTCGAGGCACACCAGGCGGCGGGCGGTCGGGAACGTCGAATGGGTGACGCCGATGATCGGGAACCTGCGGCCCACCATGTCCGGGTCGGCCGAGGTGAGGACCTTCACGAGCATCCGGTCCCGCACCACGCCGGCCACAGCGGTGGGGATGGTGACGACCACGGTGCCGGTCGGGACCCGCTGCTCCCCGACGGTCGGGATCCGAGTGTTCGCCAGATCCCCGCCGACAGCGCCGACCCGGCACGGGATCGTGTCGGCACCCTGGTAGCGGACGGCGACCTCGCCCTCGACGTCGACCTCGGCGCCGTTCACGGTCTGCACGGTGTCGTGCCAGCGGATCTCGCACTGGTCCGGCATCGCGGCCAGCTGCAACTCCTGCGCCTCGATGAGTTCGGCGGTCGACAGCATCACACGATGTCGAAGTAGAAGGTGGTGTCGCGGGGGCTCTTCGCCCTGAACGTGGCCGCCATCGTGAACCAGTCGGCCGGCTGCTTGACGAACGTCGCGCCGTCCGCGGTGAACTGCTTCAGCCCGCCGGCGAGGGCACGGCGGCCCAACAGTTCAGCAGCCTCAGCGGCGGCGATCCACGCGTCGTAGTCGCCGCCGCTATTGGCCTTCTCCAGGCACCAGTCCTGTTCCTCGTTGGTGAGCTGGCTGTGCACGGCGGAGCCGAGCAGCAGGACGAGCTCCTGCGCAGCCTCAGTCTTGGTCACAGCCAGCTCTCCCGGTCAGGCCCCGGAGCCGTCCGAGGCGAACGTGAACGTCGGGTCACCGGTCTGGTGGCCGACGATGTGACGCACCCGGGTCTGGATGTCGTCGATGTCGAAGCTGCCCTCGAGGGGGGAGATGTCGCCCCCACCGAGCCGCTGCCCGGCCGCCGACTTGTACCGCATGTCCGGGGACTCGTAGCCGCGCAGGAACGCCGCGAAGCTGGCGGGCTGGCGGGATCCGGTCTTCGGCAGAACGAACCAGGTGGTCGCCTTGTTCGCCGACGTCAGGATCGCGTCGAGCATCGGCTCCACCACGTAGTCCGACGCCTGCAGGTAGTTGTCGTAGACGTCGGTGCCGGTGCCGTTCGCCTTGCGGATCTCCCGCAGGTTCAGGATCCGCTTCATCTGGCGCTCGAGCGCCTTCGGGATCACGACCTGCATGTCGGGCGGAACGACGATCTTCTTCTTGTTCGCCGGGACCCGCCGCGACATCTCGTCGAGGACGGCGTCCAGGTTGTCCGCGGTCAGCGGCGTGGTGACCGGGGCGTTGCCGTTCGCGGCCTTGAAGAAGGCGGTGTTGAAGCCGGACGCGAGGTTCGTCTTCGGGTCGACGTTCAGCAGGTTCGCGAGCGCGTTGATCGACTCCGTCTCCGCCGCCGCGTTGGCATACTTCGTCGGCATCGACTCGATCTCGTCGATCGCGGTGTCGTTGATGGTCGACTCCCACGACACGGCGTCACGCAGGCCATACTTCGCGACGTTGATCCAGTTCAGGGAGTGGTCGACACCGCCGCCGGTCGGGTACTCGGTGAGTTCGGGGACGAGCTTGAGGCCGAGGGTCTCGAACCACTTCGTCAGGAGCCGGGTCGGGCGGAAGTCCGGCACCGTCATGACGTCGGTGTACTGGCGCCACACCGACGGCAGCTCCTGGTAGGTGTCCATCACCTTCGTGTCGATCGCGGCGAACACGGCCAGCGTGAAGCTGTCGGTGCTGAACGCCTCAGCGATCTGGTGGCGGGACTTGCGGCCGGCGAACATGGCCTCCAGGAAGTCCTGCGCCTTGTCGGCGAGGGCTTCGGAGATGCGGTACCGGCGGGGGGCGATGGTGCCGGCGAAGAAGCTGCCGGCGTCGTCGTTGGCCGCCTCGGTGGCGGCGCCGTTGATCAGGTTCAGGGACATGATGCTCAGGGCTCCGTTCAGTTGCTCTTGATCAGGACGAGCAGCTCCCCGGAGGTGGCTGCCTTGGTGTTCATCGCCCACCCGAACAGGGGGTTCGCGGCGCTGTTGTCGTCGTCGGTGAGGGCGCCGGTCGCGGTCACGATGTAGATCGGGTCGTACAGGTTCGCGACCGCGAACGCGACGGTGAACGGGTGGATGCCCTCACGGGTCACCGAGGCGTAGCCGGCAGGGTTGCCGCCTGCGAACACCGGGCCCTGCGTGTCGGTGGTCGTCTCGCTGGTGGGCTTCGGGTCGGTGGTCAGGACGGCGTTGAAGCCGGTCGCGCCGCCGATGCGGACCGGGTCCGCCTTCTTGATGGTGTCGAGGAGCCCCGAGGGGATCAGCACCGACAGGTTCATGCCTTCGGACATGGGTCACTTCTCCTTGGTCTTGTCGCCCCACGCGTCGTGGGTGCGCTTCGGCTGGGTGGATTCGGTGGCGGGCCGGGTGTCGCCGAAGCCGGCGAGCCGCTCGCTGGTGGGGGCGACCTTCGCGAGGTAGTCGGCCTCGGCCTTGATCGCGGCGGCCGCGGCCTCGTTGAACTTCTCGGTGTCCAGGTCTCCGGCCTCCGTGGTCGGGATCTGGCGGGCCACGGTCTCGGCGACACGGGCCTGAGCGAGCTCGGGCAGCCTGTCGTAGCCCTCGACGGTCGGCAGCGCGGCCAGGGCCTTGTCGCTGTTCGCGCGGGCACGCTTCTCGGTCTTCAGCTGGTCACGCTCGGCGGTCACGGCGTCGAGCTGCTTCTGGAGAGCCTCGATCTGGGCTTCCAGTTCCTTGGGGTCCATGGGATCTCCTTCGTCAGTGGACTCGCTGTTGGTGCCCGACTCGTTGGGAGTGGGCTGGACGGGTACGTATTGGGTGACGGGCCGGACCTCGACCGCGTCACCCGAAAGCGCCACGGACAAGTCGTCCGCGGCCACTGTGTAGGCCTGCTGCCAGCAGTGGTTGTCGTCGGTCTCGAACCACACCGTGGTGTCGTCGAAGTCCCGGACCCACACGTAGTGCTGGTCGGTCTGGTAGCGGTCCCGGACCGCCGTCTCGATCTGTTCGCGCCGGTCCCGGTACGTCGCCTCGTCGATCCGCGACTCCAGGACCTGCAGCAGCCGGCCGCCGCGGCCAGCCTGGGTGACGAAATCGACACTTCCGGCTTCGGTGAAACGGGTAATCTTCGGCTTCCCCGACGGGGTGGGTTCGGTGTCGGCCCACGCCCGGATCGACATGCCGACCTGATCCCACATCTCGGCGATCATCTGCTGGTACGGGGAGAAGATCCGGATCGCGGCCTCGAGCGCTTGCGCGTCCGGGTTGTAGACGGCGTCCTCGTCGAGAACACCACACCAGTCCTTCACCGACCGTTCCGGCAGATCACGGTCGTCGCTGCGGCGCGGGTGATCCAGATGGATCCGGGTGCCCTTCGCGAAGATGCGGTCCGTCGCGGCCTGCTGCAGCGCCTCCGGCGTGTAGATACCTGAGGAGCCTTCGCCGGCGTCGATCAGGCGGGCCTTGTACCGCTTCCCCGACGGGGTGGGTGATTCGATGAGCCGCCACGTCTCGGACAGCAGGGCAGCGCCGGACGCCTTCTCCAAGCACAGGTGCATCGCGGCCTCCTTCTCGGATAGGTTTCGCGGGTGGAACACAGGCACGAGTGGCAACTCGTGGAGCTGGTGCTAGATCTGGAAAACGGCACGCTCGAACAGTGGGAATGCCGATGGTGTGACGCGCTCGTGGCGCGTCGCCCGGAAGGGTCCAGGAAGCCGGAGGACGATCCGCCTACGCGGCGGCGCGTTCCCGCATCCGGCGGAGGTTCTCCTCGTGCGTGACCTGCTCCAGGTGCCACGGGTTCACGCAGCGCCGGTTGTTGCACAGGTGGTCGATCTCTAAACCCTCGACCAGGTCGCCCACGAAGTGGCGGTATGCCCAGCGGTGAGCCGAAGCTGTCGGCAGATCACCCACCAGCATCACGGCGTAGCCGTCAGCGTTCAGGAGTCCGGTCCAGTTCCAGCATCCGTCTGGGCCTGACGCAAGGTAGGACTCGAACCGGGCGATGTCGTCACCGACGATCCTGCTCGTCACGGTGGGGTCTCCGTGGCGGTAGTAGCGCCGGTAGTGCTTGTAGCAGTAGCCGGTGCCGCGAGGCGTCCCGGGAAGCTCGCAGCCGTCCACGACACACGACGGTTTGGGGGCGCCGTACTCATGCTCGATGTCTGTCGTCCCGATCCGAAGCCACCGGTTGTAGTGCTTTTCGCACCAGCCGCGCTTCTTCGCGACACGGTCGCATTCAGCAACAGTGCAGATACTCTGGGCCACGTCGACTCCAATCCAGTCGGCCACGCCCCGGGGCCGTTCGCAGCGGTCGCCGGGGTCACCATTATCTCACCTGCGCCGATTGAGCGGCGGAGTGACGTATGAGTCGCGCCATCCCGGATTGTGCTGCTTCACCGACATGTCGGACCACGAGATCTTTCCCTGGTTCAGGGCGTCTAGCCGCGCTTGGCCCATGATGTCCTTCTGCACCTTCGGTGTCTGCTGAGCGAACCAGGCCTTAGCGTCTGGGAAGATGCTCGCAGGCTCGTCGACGCCGTCGATGCCTAGTTCCTTCCACGTCTTCGTCACGGGCACGGCGGTGCACCGGCCGCTGGGGTGGTCGTCGGGGCCTGGCTCGTCAGCCGGGAAGATCTGGCCGTTCATCGCCAGGCAGGACGGGCATGTACGTGAGGACAGCGAGCACATCCACCGCCAGCCACCGACGATGTCACTGTTCGCGATCCTCGACTGCAACGCGGCATCTCTCGCAGCCTGAAGCATCTCGGTCCGGGCGATGGTGCGTGCCCGCCACAGGCCGCCGTCGAACCGTGCCCCCAGCCGGCCCACGAGAATGGACGCGACCTGGTTCGGGTTCGACCCGGTGATCACACCCCGGATCAACTCCTGCTTCATCTGCGCCTGCACATGCCCGGGCAGCGGGTGCAGCGTCGACTCGATGTGGCCGGCTGAGCGTTTCACGATCGCGTCGAGCTGTTCCGCCGACACCCGCGACCAGCCCACATCGACCCCGGACGGCAACTGGGTGTCGATCAGCAGGGCCAGCAGGTCCTCCTGTGCGGCGAGGAGCTCCGGGACGTCCCGCACGATCCGGACACCCGCATGCCTGGCGAGCTCGTCCAGCGCCTGCGCGGTCTGCTGAAGGGCCCGCTGGGCGCGGACGTTCCGCAGCACCACCGAGCGGGCATGCCAGCCGCCGTCCGGCCGTGTCGCGGCGAGCTCGAGCGCGGCAGCCTTCCATTCGTCGACGACGGTGTCCCACGCCAACCCCCACGCCTCAACCAGGTCCCGCAGGGCAGCCTCCACCTGGTCGTCAATCAGGATCCGGATCGCGCGGGCCCGGCGCAGGGTAGCCCTACTGACCGCCACGGTCCTCGGCTTTCTGCCGGGCGGCCATGTCGCGGACGTCGAGCGGAATGAACTGGCCCTGATCGTCGGTCGCCGCGGTCAGGATTTCGTCGGCGTCCTCGACTTCGAGGGCTTTCAGGAGGAGCCGCAGGATCGTCAAGTCGTCCAGCACCATCGTGGACTGGGCTTCGACGATCGCCTTCACCAGCGTCTCGAGCGGGGTCGAGTCGAACGGCGGCCAGTCGACCACGACAGTCCGGTTGTCTCCCTCCGGGAGGGTGACGATCTCACGGTCGCCGTCACGGGTGATCGTGCCGCGCAGCCTGCCGGCGCGAACTTGGGCGTCGATCACATACCCGACGACGTCGGTGAAGACGCGGGACCACACCTTGCGGCGCACACCCTTGTCGAGCTGGGTCGGCTCGTCCAGCGTCTCCGCGGTCGCGCGTGCCCCCGTCACGCCCGGGTCGGTGAGGAGCATCGTGATCGGCAGACCCAACGCCGCGGCGACCATGCCGGCGAGCGGACGGCCACTGTCGGCGTCGAACGTGGCGCCCGACTTGTTGATCGCCTCCATCGACGTGGACGGATCCGAGATGGTGGTGCGGCCGAGCTGGCCCTCAGTGTCGAGGATCTTCTGGGCGAGCTGCTGCGCCTTGTCGCCCTTCGCTTTCGCCCGCCACACGTACCGGGCGAGGCTCATCATGATCTTGTGCCAGGCGCCCAGGAACTGCCGGTACGCCTCCGCCGGCGGCAGGGCGGCGAACACGTCCCCGACACCGCGCCGGCCCAGCTTGTTCACGATGACCTTGCGGACTGGGGAGTCCCACCGGATCAGGGTGCCGGCCAGCTCGGGACGGTCCAGATAGGCGGCGGCGTCGTGGTCGAGTACTTCGGGCCGGACTGCCGGCCAGTAGCCGAGTGCCGGGTACAGCACCCGTACCGTCTTCCTGCGCAGCGTGTACTCGCGCAGGTAGAACCAGTCGGTGAACCGGTCCTCCGGGTCGGTGATGATCGCGGTGATCTCGCCGTGATCCAAAGGCCGGACCCTGACCCTGCCCCTGGGGGTGGTGGGCAACGCCAGCCACACCTCGCCGCCCGCCGCGAGTTCGTTCTCTCGGTCGATCTGGCCCTCGAGCGACCACAGGGGTTCGTTCATCGGGTCGTCCATGAACGCGGTGAGGACGCCTTGCAGGTCCTGCCCGGTGGAGGCCTCGTCGCGGATCGTGACCGTCACACCCTGGCCCCAGATGTAGGCGATGTTCAGGTTCACGCCCCGCTTGATGAGCGGGTTCCCGGCGATCGCCAGCTTGGCTTCGATGGCGCGGGCGCGGCGGATCTTCGGGGACGGTTCGAGCTTGTCGTCGCCGACCAGGTCCCAGCCGCGCTCTTCGGCGACCATCAGCTGTTGGAGGTCGGTGAGGGCTTCGTCGAGCTGGACCAGTGCGGCCGCCATCACCCTCTCACGCTTGCGTCCCACAACACCCCCTCAGCTACCACGGACTGATGTCTGTGTAGGCCGGCTCGTCGTCCTCTTCGTCGTCTGCGAACAGCGGCAGGATCACCATGCGTTTCAGTGCCTGGCTCATGGCGTCGACCTGGTCGTCGTGGGCGCCGTTGTCGAACGCTGCGCACTCGTCGATGAACGCGCCCACCCACGGCGCCAGTTCGGGGCTCGGCAGGTGCACGTTCCGGGCCTCCACCAGCGGCGCGACGGCCTGCGCCCTTGCCGGTTTGGATTCGGTCGGGGTCTCCGCGACCAGGCCGGGCACGGTGTGGCGCAACTGGGCGAGGACAGCGGTGCCGTTCGCCTTGTCCTCCACGATCTTCAGCAGGGCGTCGGGCCATTTCACGGCGAGCTGGCGGACCTGCCGCAGGGTTTCGGGGAAGTCCCACCGGCCACGCACCTGATCGAGCAGGTAGATGTCGGCTCCCTGCTGGGCCCACACCTGGCCCACGACGTAGTCGGACGCGTCGGTGTCCTTGAACGCCATGTCCCAGCTGGCGAGGACGGCGTCCATGCCGACGATCCGGCACAC